CACCACCAAAAACTTCCTTCAAATACTCAATACTTTTTCCGTCTTTCATAAATTCATCAATCTTATTATTAAATTTCAACATATACTCATTAATTTTTTCTAATTCACTTTCTGGGAATTCACTTACAATCTTGTCGAATACCTCTAAATTAATTAATGAATTCAACACACGAATCTGATATTCAAAATCATCAGTTTTAGCAATTTCCACATTTGTAAATGTTTTTATTGCAAGTAGCATTAAATATGAAACTTTAACTGATTCATCTAAATCTTTTAAATTATCATAATTGCTAATAGATTCCATAATTAACGCATTTAACTTGGTAGGAAGAAACTTCTGATCCACCAATACTTCATAATCTTTTTTGTTGATATGAATATTTACTTTTTTCTGCACAAATAATTTTGATTGCTCCTGTAGGAGAATAGAAGAAGTTAATTGTTTGTTTGATTTTGCCATAATAGGGATACCTCCGTTTATTTTATTATATTTTGTTTTTTGTTTTGTTTTTTTAAATTTTGTTTTATTTAATTATGTAAAATTATATTAATAACTATTTAACTTTCTTAACTTTTAATTCACTACATATAAAATTCTGAATCTCTTCTTGAATTCTTCCTCCTAAATCGTCACAAAGTTAATAAATTATATTAATATTCTATTAATAATTCTGTACGTGGACGTTCTTTGTCATAATCACCTCTAATAACTAATTCTTTTACATGAGTAAAATCATCATCTTTTAATAATCCACTTTTAACTAAACCATCTCCGATGAATTTGATCGTGTAATTATCAGCGTCCCTACGTTGCTTAGTTTTGAAATAATATGTTGCAATAATTCTACATTGAGAAATATTAGCATTAGTTAAATTATTTTCTTGAACTAGCCAAATTACAAATTCACACCATGCTTGTTTAACTGAATTTGCTTTTAGACGTACCATAACCGACCATTGGTTAAGTGACGGTGCAATAGGGGAGTCAATTGGAAATTTACGTCTTTTAGGATATTTTTTAAAATAAAAGTCTTTATACTTATCTAACACATTATTATCTATAACTAATTTAATTTCTGGTATATTAATCACTCACTTTCTAAATTTATAAATTTTAAATCAATTATCAATTAAACTAAAAAACACTTGACAAATCACTATCAATTATATATACTAATACTTAATATCAGCAGGTTGTACTACTTCTCATAGGGAATTGAAATATCATCACATTAAACTATAAACACAATAATATTAACAAACATTTCAATCAACCTGCGATACTTCCCATAGAGATTCTCAAAACTAAATAAAAGACTCTGCTAATTAAAATATCTTCCCGATAACAAGGGGATTGAAACGAATTTTATTCATTTAAATTCTTTTAAAAAGATATTTTAATATTAAATAGCAGAGTTTTTTATTTGCTAAATGTTTCAGTTACAGTTATAATCCAATTAGAAAGGACAAGTATTATGTCTAATAAATCTAATAACATCTCCGACACTAACAATCTTAAACAATGCCTACATTGTGAAAAATCATTCGCTTCAATAATAACCAAACAAAAATATTGTTGTACTAAATGTAGAGATATCATGAAACAAAGAAAATATAGATTACAAAGAAAATTAGAGGGTAGGTGTCCTCAATGTGGAAAAATGATGGATTATCCTGTTAGTAGACATAGAACGAAAGATAAAATTAGTTATTGTAGTAAGTGTAGAAAATATTTTAAAGAACATAGAGAGAATAAAGGAAATAAATGTTGAATTAAATTAACATTTATAAATTTTAAAAAATCACAAAAAATAAAACCCTTGAAATATAAGGGTTTGTTGACTATTAAATAATCATAAATTACCACAAAACAACGCTTTTGTTATGAAAAATGTAAAAAATAATTAAGTAGGAGAGATATTAAACTTCAATCCTACTTAATTATTAAATGAATAAAATGCAATTATTATATATGTAATATTCAATTGTATTATATTCAGTTCCCTAACTAACGCACCTTCGTTAGTTTGTTAACCTACCTGCCAATTTAGCACATCAGCATAATTCAATCCCCTTGCGATACACTCAGCCCGTAACTCATCGTCCGTCAAAGGGGTTAAATTCTCAATTGGCACATTAGTTTTAATCAAATAACTAGTACAATCGTCACTAGGACAACCAACCCACGACATTCCGGACGGAATATCTGGCACTAATGCTTCTTCTCCCATAATAGCCGGAACCACATAATAATAAGGCATTTAAGCCACCTCCACTTTCAGATTATCCCATCGCTTATCGGGTGCCGAGTTTGAAGAAGTGTTACCACTCCGCAAACCTACATAACTACCAGACAAGGTATTATTATTGGCAAAAACTGCCTGCACTTCGTCAATATAAACAGTTATGATAGTTCCTATCGCTGATACTTTTAGGTTGTATGAATGCCCATCTACTGGGATAAAAGCATACGAACCTAAAGATGAGTAGGAAGCACCATTCCATGAAAACAATGCTAGGCTTGTTGAATTTAATCTAGTTATATAATGCCTTGTATTTGCCTTGATTGCTTCACCATTTCCGCGAAAAACAAGTCCAGGGCTTGCGTTTGTCACCCATTTCACATCACAGGAAATAATAAAATCTAAAAGACCAGTAGGTATATAGACAAAAGAACCGCTAGAATCTGCCTCAGTTATTACGTAGGCTTGATTACCTGATATACCATATACAGGAACCGTTGGCCCCGATTCACTAATAGGGGTCAAATAAACCTGTCCAGTATCAGCAGAACCTAAGTTATTCATATCATCCTGTCGGTTAAATCCGTCAAAAATCATAAGACGTTTTCTAAGTAAGAGTAAATCGCTCATAGTCACACCTACGCCTTCAACATGACTTTGATTGTTCTTGCAGTGACCTGAGCAACAGATGCCTCTAAAGATAAGAAGTGAACCCCTGCTATTTTCAGTGCATGAATATCAACACTGTAAATTTCGTCAACCGCCACAGTCATAACAGGGAAGGGAACACCAGCATCATTTTTAATTACTCTTTTAGTGCCACTTGCAACAGCAGAACCTTTTATGGTTAACGTGGCTGCTGTCCATTCAGACGGCATTAAAAAGGACAGGTATTTATGCTTTTGAAAATCAATTTCTGATGAAAGGGTTCCATCCTGCGCTATAACTGCATCTACCACAACATAACTACCAGTTAGTTTCATACTACCAGGACTAGCATCAGTGAATATCTCATTCCCACTTGCATTTTTATTCACTATACCATTAGTTGTTCCACCTGTAGTTTGATCAATTCCAAACTTACCAACAATATCACTACCTGCAATTAAACTAGGTAAACTTGTTACACCTACATCACTTAATTTATCAACTACATCTGCTAATGTTTTAACCGTTTCTCCAGTTTTTGTAATTGCATCTCTTAATGCAGATAATGCAATATCAATATTAGCATTAGTTACAGCAGGAATATTTGTTACTTCTGTTCTTAGAGAATTTGTTCCTCCAGATAATAAATCTGTTAAAGGAATATTTGCCAAATAAATTCACCTTCCTTAATATAATTTAGTAGTTATTACAGATTAAAATATTTAAAATTATTTAATATAATAAATAATTATTTTAATATTTTAAATTTCTATATCCAAACTCTATTAATATCAGTATTAATGTTAATGTTAAAAAGCAAGTTAAATAATCCACCAATTGACATATTATTGATTGGAGTGGTAGTATTAATAAGATTATTTATATTTATACTTTGAGTTGGATTTATTTGTTCATTATTTCCTAACCAAACGTAATTCATAGGGAATATCACCTCGTTTAGATATTATAAAATTAATTAATCCAATACTCTATATTGGCATAATTACAAAATACAAACTTTATTTGGTTATTGGTTATTTGAATTACTTCAATTGCTTTACTTCAATTCTAAATGACTCAAATTGTAACTCAGGCGTTCCAGTATGAGAAACGCATTTAAAATTTAAATTAGTATCAACTGTTGGTGTGTAAAATCCACCTGCTACTGGTTGTGAACCTGCATTACCTGTAAAAGTTGTTGTATAAGATATCCCGTGTGCTAACGAAGAAATTTCTGCACCTCCGCTTACATTAACAAAAGCAAATCTTGCTCCAGAACTACCCGAAGCTACAATTTGTGTGAACGCACGTAATTCATAAGTTCTCCCCGCCTTCAAAGGTATATTGGGTGATGTTACTGTACCCATGTTAAAGTTATCTCCAACAACAAAGGCTATTATTGTTCCAGTTGTTACACCACTATTTACCGTTTTATATCCAGACATGTATCCTAGTCCACTTGTCTGTTGCCATGAACCTGTCGCTTTTGACCACGCAACTTGCGTTTCTGTAGTAATTCCAACTGAAACGGTTATACTTGCTTGTGCATATGATTGGAATTTACTCCAAGCCGAACCATCGAATAATGCGATATCTCCTAATGATATTCCAATTGGTAATCCATCTGATGGAGGAATTGTTATAAAAATATAATACCCTGCAACTGTTGGTTTTGGTAATGATAGATTCTGTACGGAAGTAATGACTGGATTTGTTATAGTACGTTTTTGCGTTTCTACCGAATAAGTAACTCCTTGTGCCAAAATCTTATAAGTTGCTTCACCACCATCAAAAATTGGTGATGTAATCGTATTCGGAGCAACATAAGTCCCACTTGAAGGAGCTGTATTTGCATTTGCAACAACGCAGTATTTATTTATATATGTACTTCCAGTTTGACTTATTTCTGCTACTAATGAGTTCCAATCATCAAAATAGAATGTACTCGTACTTGTGTTAACCCATGTCGCTGTAGTTGTGTCTGAGAAAACACAAGTAAATGTTACCCCACTTACTGTATTTAGCCATGTTGAGCTTTCAAGATATCCGTCTGTTGCATTGTCATTTATAGTGGGGTCTGTTGTAGCTGTTAGATTATTAATTGGCGATGCTGAATAATATCTAACCCAAGATTGTGTTGAACCAACATAAATATATGTTATTCCATTATTTATTGCTTTATCTCCATCGACTGGACTTACTGGAAATGCCATATTAAATTCCTCCTGTTTATCTTTATTGTTAGATTTGATACCACACAGAATCATAGACCATCACGCATTGTTGAGTTGTATCGTAAACCATCTCTCCACCAGATAATCCAGTTAATGCATTTCTTTCAGTTGACGTTAAGTTAGGTAATTTAAAACAATTATCTACTACAAATTTATTATTTATAGTATCGGTATGAGCAACCAATGCAACACCATCATTTTTATACAAACCAAAAGAATTTGTACTATCAGTCGATGGTTTTATTTTATTAGCAATTACTACATTGTTGGTTTTATCAACATCTAATATTACTGTTACACCATCGGCATTATATTCTGGAAGATGGTCATAAATACCATTGTGGCCTGCGGTAAGACCTGTTAATCCAGAATGGGTAGTAGTTGTACTAGGTGTATAAGTTGTTGCCCATGCACTATCTATTTGTACGGCATTTTGTGATCCCTTCAATATAATTATTCTACCAATAAGCATAGCATTTGTTGATAAAGTTGATGGGGCGTTAGGAGGTTGTGCTGTTTTAGCTTGATTTAAGTCATAATCACCTGTACCTAATAATATAATAATATTTTCTGCATTAATTCCCATTCCTCTATATATCCAATTGACAGCATAATTTCCATCAGTAAGTGTTGTTAATCCTGTCCCTGTATTATATTGTGAATTATTGTAAGCAGTAACTACTGAACTAACCCAATCTCCATTAACATCTGTAACTACTTGTTCACAATGATTTGTAACTGAATCAACTTGAATTCTTGAATTTCTATATGAACCTTGCCATACTGCACCAGGAGATATAATTATTTTTCTCCCTGTATCTTCGCTTAAATTTAATCCTGATACTCTTTCAAATCTACGTGTTTCCATATCTCTGCGAAGTATTTTATTGCTTAAACCAAGCCCTGGTTCATCCCAATCAAGAATATCAACATTTGTATCACCTGATCTACTACAAGTATAAACAACTACATTATTTGAAAAATTTACAGTTGATAAGTCTGTAGTAACCGAATATTGGGGAGTGCCAGAATTATAATTTGCAACTATATATGAAGTTATTTGATCTGGTATACTTAATGTGACTCCTGCAATTGTATGTTCACTTACTTCACCAGAATAATTTGCTGTATGAAAAAATCTATATTCACCAGTTGCATCAATTGTTACTGTTCCACCAGCGTTATATGTAATTGTTGGTTTTATTACTGTACCAGAACCAATTAATAAACCTGAACCTGTTGGACTAACAAATGATGCACCTTGTGAGGCTAATTCTCTTGCAATTAAATCTACTGTATTATTTAAAGGCATTTATACCCCCTCCGTTACTAATAAAGTTACATATATATTATTTTTAAGTATTATCATTAATTTACCATTATATTTTTAATATAATTAAAATATTTATATTAATTTAATTCTTTCTCTAATATCTCTTCAATATTGTCAAAATCCCAATACCATATAATCAATAAACTTATATTATTATTGTGTGCATATTCACATTTACGTCTATCATGTTCAATTTGTTTTTCAAAATCTTTTATAGATTTATGAAATATACCAGGTATATACCTTTCATGTTGCTCTCCATGATATTCAACAAGTAAATTATATTTTGGTATGTAAAAATCATATGATAGTTTTTTATTACCTACCCCAACAAGACCATTAAATTTTTTCTGTGGAATTAAATATTTTTTATTATATTTATTTTTATCAATTAACTGTTCAAATTCTTGTTGTGATATTTTAATCCAATTATTATTAATTAAAATTAAACTAATTTTCTTTTCTCCTTTTGATTCTGCACATTCTGGACATCCTGTGTGGGGTTTACTATTTCTACTAGAAATATATGTTTTCCATTCATGCCCACACTCTTTACATTTCCACCAAACTTTTTTACCACTATTTGGACAATATTCTTCTGGTTTCTTTATATTCTTTTCATAATCCCATTCTTTACATAATTCAGGATTAATAACTAATAAATTATAATCTTCGGAAGGTAATTGTCCTGAACAATAAGGGCATCCATTATTACTATTTGTTCTAGAATTTATACTAACATACCATTCATGTTTATGATTTTTATTACATTGCCACCATACGTGTTTACCACTTCCATGTGTAACATCCCAAGGTGTTAAATCACCATTTTTTCTGGGATGCCATTCAGTAGCAATATCTGGAAATTTAGTTGCTAAACAATTAGAAATACCTACTTGTCTACCAGCGCAATATCCACAACCATAACCATTTAAAATACTCCTATATGATATATTAAGAAATTCTCCACATTCTTCTTTTAAACATTTCCATTTTAAATTTTCTTTTGCATTAATATATGTGTCACTTAATAATTCAAACGGTTTATTATTTAACTTTAACCAAAGTTTTATATTTTGAATTGTATATGGATTAGATTTATGAAATTTCATTGGTTTATAACCTTGTTGTAAACTATTTGATTTAATAATATAATAATAACCATTATAATCTTTTAAAATTAATTTAGAACGATTATTTTTATATTCTTTACTAATTAATTCATAACCTAAATTTTCAACAAATTCTTTGATTTCTTGATACGTACATTTTTTCATTAAAAATTAAACACCTTCTGTAACTAATAAATTTTTAGTTTCTCCAACCACATTATGGATAGCATTAATTGCCTGAGTTGATATAATCCAAGGATTTTGTTCATAACTGCAATTACTAGAATTTATAGGAATACCTTCACCAATCACAGCATCAGTTCCAAATGAAACATAAACATTTGTATCACTATCGTTAACTATAAGTAAATATTTTCTATTAGAATTAGCAGGAAGGACAATAGTAGATGTAGTGGATACTGCGATGGTTGTATGAGTAAGAGTTAGATTTGGAAATGCTGCTATTACTGTGCGTTGAACACCTAAACCTTGAGGATCTTTTTCGTATGATTGTTCTACAGTCGTACCGTCTATAGCAATACCTTTTTGTACTGTGTTTATGGAGGTTTCATCTGGTTCCCATGTTGTGCCATTAAAAAGAAATTCATCACCTGTGTCTAATTCTATAAATTTGTCACCGATATCAGTTTTGGTAGGTTTTGAATCTGTGGATAAACCATAGTAGTGTTGTATGTGTTTGTAGTGAGATGTGCTTCTAATTGTCATGTGAATTTATCACCTTCTTTTTTAATTGTTTGTTATGGGCAAAAATAAAAACCCTTATAGATAAAGAGTTTGTGGGATTGAATATTATTATCAAAGCCAAGTTTGATTAAAATTTTGGTTTTTAAAAAATAGAGAAAAGGTGAAGGTTCTTATCAATTAATTAATTACTCCAACCTATCCCTATTTATCTATATAATTATATTACTTATTATTTTTTTTATATTTGTTATATAACACTGCAAATGTTTTGCCTTTATTATATTCATTTATAACTTGATTTTCAATAATTTCATCTAATCTAAATATTAAATTCTGGTCAATAATACCATTAGGAGTAAAATCAGTAATTTGTTGCAATTTAATGATTGCATTTTTGGTTTCATCATTATATAAACCATTTACATCTAATGGATTATCATTAATTTTAATTTGATTAAGTTTTTCTTGTATTTCTAAAACAAGAGGAAAAGGTTTTTGTTTAGCTTTTATTTCAATTGGTTTTAATTGTTTTTCTAATACTTCTTTTCCTTTGTCAATCATTATTATTCACCACCTTTTAAATATTTAAGAAAAGAGGAATAAAAATCATAACTATTTAAATCCTCTTTTCTTAATAATACTTAATATTTATTTTAATAAAGAGTTAACTCCGTGGGACTTCAATAACTTTCCCAATTACTGATGAACCGGAAGCAACTAACGCACGTAATTTAATCTCAGGTGCAATTGGATTGCCATTTTCAAAAGATAAATCAAAATTATCATCAGGTAAAGTTTTATTAAATACAAAGTATATATCATTTTTAATTGCATTAGTCTCAATATTATATTCAATTGTTCTATATTCACAGTAATATGCTTCTGAGAATTTAGCGGAATCAATAGATAGTGTATTGCCTGTTACATCTGCTTGATATAAACAAGTGTAGTATGCTCCACTAGTACCACCAGCAAATGTAACTGTTCCAGTTAAATATGTGCCAGCATATTGCGTACCATCTGCAGCAATAACTTTAATAATACCACCAGTTTTGGGAGTCCCAATAATTGTAACAGTAGTGCCATTAGATGAGAGTAAATTTTCTTCTTTTTTAAATACTGTACTAGTTGCTGAAGACCAAGAAGTACCACTTACTAATTCTAAATAATCTGAATCAAATACAGCATTCCGTACAGTTAATTCAACATCTTTCTCATTTTTAACTATACTTAATAATTTAGAACCAATGCCACCTCTAATATCCTGTGCATTAACTTTTTGAGAAAAACTAGACATTTGTGCTTCACCAGTAAATACAATTTTATCATCAGAAATTCTACGTAATAAACAGTCACAAACATCTGAAATTATAGTTTTCATGTTATAAATTCCTCCTATTTATTATATTTATAAAATAAAAAATACCTATATTTTATAGGTATTAATTAATTTCTTAATACTTCAATTATTCTTCCTAATTCATTTGTACCAACCTTAGTCAATACTTTAAAATCTATTTCACTTGTTAAAACTTTTCCATTTTCAAAACTTAAATCAAAATCTCCAGAAGGTAATGCCTTGTTAAATATAAAATACAAATCATTTATAATTGTATTGCTAATCAATGAATATTCAATTGTACTTAATTCTAGTGAATATGCTTCTGGAAATTTACTAATATCAATATTCATTGTATTTCCTGATATTTCATATTCATATAATGCAATAAAATCAGTACCTTCAATATCATCAATTAATACAATATAATTATTTATAAATTCATCAACTTCATATTTTATTCCTTCAGAATCAATTACTTTTATAATTCCATTTTCTTTTGGAATATTTTGAATTTCTACTTTATTTGTATAAGGAACACCTGTTAAATAATTAATAAGTACAGAAGCATCATCTTGATCATCAAATTCATAATTTAAATCAAGTTCTCTTTCTTCATCAATTAAAATTGAATCATCAAATGTTTTACCTATACAAATTAAATTATCTTCTTTTTTAAATATAGAATTATCTCCAGTGACTATTAAACCAAATACCATCTCTGTAAAATCAGAATCCCAAATTACAGATTTTATATTTATCTCAATATCTTTATTATTTTTATTAATTGATATTAAACGACTACCAATCCCACCTCTAATATCTTCACTAGTAATTTTTTGACTAATAAATGCTAATTGTATTTCGGCAGAAAAAGCAATTTTATTATCAGATAATCTTTTTGCAATAATATTACAGGTATCATTAATTATTGTTTTCACATTGCATTAACCACCTCCAAAAACACTACCTTTTATTTTATTAAATTCATCTCTTGAAACACCATCTTTTTCTTCTTTGAATAAATCAATATTCTTACACCAAGATTCAATATTAATTTTTTCAGTTGATACTGTAGAGAATAATGTACTTGTATCATAAGATTTAAATGCACTAATACGTTGAAATGTTAAATTAAATTGATATAAAGATAAATTATTTATATATTCATATGTATATCCAGTACCAACAGCAATACTAGTTACAATATCTTCAAAAGTTAATATTTCTCCATTTTGTTTAAATTTTTTAGATTTATCAATCCATTTTTGTATCTCAGGATTAGGATTAATTTTTTCTTCTTTAATGCAATTCATATCCATTATTAATTGTCTTAGATATTCAAAATTATTTTCATTTACTTTGTCAAATACATCTTCTTTGAAAATAAAATAAAATAATTGCGAATATGACTCTTTAACTTCAGGAATATTAATTACCCATTGATATAATGATATGCTATTAATAAAATAATTAATTGCTTCTTCATCCATATTTTGTTGTTTATACATTGATATAATTTTATCTTTATTTATAGTTAAAATATTTTGAAGCAATGTAAATTCTGGTAGTTGTTTGATTTTTATGAAATGTGCTGAACCGACATTTTTAATTTTTACAGGTAAACCGAGAATAAAGAAACTCTTATCCATTTTCATCAACTACAATTTTATTATTAATTATTATTATAATATTTAATATTTCTTCAATCCTATCAAAATCCCAATACCAAATTTCAAGCAATTTTATATTATTATTTTGTGCGTATTCACATTTTCTTCTATCATGTTCAATTTGAATTTCATATTCTTCTTCAGTTTGTTGTTTCGCTGTACCATCATGAAATTCTCCTTGATATTCAATTAATAAATTTAATTTAGGCAAATAATGATCATATGATAATAAACCTCCACCCATACCTATCAATCCATCAAATTCTTTTTGTGGTATAAAATAATTCTTATTATATTTATTATTATCAATTAAATTATCAAAATCTTCTTGTGAAATTTTAATCCAATTTTTATTAATTAATACCTCATTTATTTTCTTTTCACCTTTACTTTTACAGCATTCAGGACAACCAATGCTCTTATTTCTACTACTTATTAATGCAAACCATTCATAACCACATTCTTTACATTTCCACCAAACTTTTTTATTGCTATTAGGACAATAATCTTCAGGTCTTTTCTTATTTTTTTCATAATCCCATTCTTCACATAATTCAGGATTAATAACTAATAAATTATTTTCTTTAGTCGGTAATTGTCCTGCACAATACGGACAATTATTGCCATTAGTTCTAGTTTTAATCATTACTTTCCAATCATGCCCTTTACTACATTGCCACCAAACTTTTTTATGACTTCCACATGTCACATCCCAAGGTGTTAAATCACCATTTTTAGTAGGATGCCACTCTTTTGCTAATTTTGGATATTTTGTTGCTAGGCAATTAGATAGTGTTACTTGCATACCTTCACATACTCCACATCCATTTCCATTTAAAATAGCATACCATGCAGTTTTAAATATTTCACTACAATTTTCTTTTAAACACTTCCATTGTAATTTTTTATATGTTCCTTCATAAGTTTCACTTAATAATTCAAAAGGTTTATTATTTAACTTACACCACAATTTTATATTTAGAATTGAATAAGGATTATTTTTATGCGTTAAATTTGGTAAATGACCACTTTTTAAACTATTTAATGTTGTTGTATAATAATATCCAAATTTATCTATTAAAGTTAGTTTAGTATTATTATTTTTATATTCTTCATCTATCAATTCGTATCCTAAACTTTTAATATATAGTTTTACTTCTTTATAAGGATATTTTCTTCTACCCATTACTTACCTCCTCATATTATAAATAAAAATGGAAGGTGGGAAGTGTCTATCCTCCAAATCCTTCTTTAAAAATAATATTTATCAACTCAACTTTTTACTGATGTAGAATTAATTTCTATTGGCAAAGAATAAATTACATAATTAGTATCATTACTTAATCTTGATAAAAAAGCTTCTGGTATAGTTAATTCACCAATTCCTGTTATATGTTTTTGGTCTATCATCTGAGTAATTTCATCGGCTATACGTATTACACGTATTTCGCCTTTTCCCTGAATTAAAAAATATTCTATAGGACATACAATATCTAACATATAAATATGTTTACCTAATGCTTTTGACTTTAAATCACTTCTTAATGGATAGAAAAATAATTTAATTTCTAATATTTCAACAATATTTTTATCAAATGGTGCTAATATTATATTTGTATTAATTAAATTATCTTGAATGTTAGGTAGAGATGAATCTAAAGGATCATTATTTAAATATTTTATATACCTTAAGATATTTTGATTTGATACAATTAATAATAATATATCTATTAAAGATTTTTCTATAAATTTAAATTTTGGACTTGCACTCATATATTCACCAACTTTTAAAACAAATTCTTTAATTTAATTTCTTTAGTTATAATTTTAGTATTGTCGCTATCATCAATTGCTTGTAAAGTAATCGTATAACCACTCTTCAATGCCTTTATACTACAATGATTCCCATCAATAACTGACAATTGATAACTTGAATTATCACCTACAACATTAAAGGTAAACGTCTGTGCTATAGGTAAACCATTATTATATTTTTGTATTTTATAAACTTTTGATTGATTTAATATAATTTCATTATCAGGTAAACTTGTAGATGTTAAAGTATAAGTTATGTTATTAATTACATCCTCAATAATTTCAACATTAATATTATCATTAATATCTTCGTCACTCGCCATAGAGACACTAATCACAACATTTCCTAAACCAATAATACTCACAACACCACCTTCATCAATAGTGGCAATATTATCATTACTTGAAGAATAAATTAAATTAGGTGAATCTACAATCTCACCATTATCTTTCAATTCGGCATTAATTGTAAGTAATTGAGATTGTGCAATTTGTAGATTGTCATTATTAAGGATGGTAAGTACGTATGTATGTTCTTCCTGTGCCTCTTGACTATACTCTATCTCCAATACAAGTAATCCATTTTCCACAATATCGTTTATATCTTTAATCTCATATGACTGTAATCCAATTCGATAAATCTCTCCACGTTTAATTTGTCTTGTGATTTCTGTATTAGGAATTTTTAATACAATGATAGTGGATGGAGTTTCTATATAAGTAGTTTCATCAGTATCAAGATTTACATTTGAATTTATTATACAAGGGATTTGATATGATGTGTTGTTTTTGTATATGGTTAGTGTGTTGTTTGATTTCACCATACCAGCAGTTTTATATGCTTGTATATCATCAATGCTTCCTGTTACTAACCATTTATAACCATCATAATTAACAATAGAACCAGTAGATATATTAGTTTCCATTGGAACATGTAATTTCCTATCATATTTTGCTTGATTTAATGGATTAGTAAAATATTGAACTAATGCTCTACATTCAATTCCATCAACAATTACATCTGCACCTTCAGCACTATAATATCTTCTTATATCAAAATTATCTTTTACTTCGTTTATTGTTTCTTCTACAGAATAAAATTGGGTAGTATAATCTGTATTATTTAACCATTCTTGTCTTGTATTCATAATTCACAACCTCTTATAATAAATTATATTATTAAAGAGTAAATATGTTTATTATAATCTACTCTTTAATAACTATTATTATTGATATTTAGAATGGTGCTGTTGCTAATCCTTCAATTCTAAATGCAGAAGTATCAGCAGATGCTTTGTAATATAATTTCTTAAAAGGTACTGCAATATTTGTTCTTTTTTCTCCTGCTTTAAAAACCATTAAATTTCCAACAGCACTAGCTGATGCCACATCAAATGAAAGTGTAATTGTGTTTGGACTATCGTTTACAATAAGATTAATAAATGCCATATTTAATTCTACATTTTGTTCAATTTCATTCGCCACTAGAGATCTACCTATGAAGTTAGTTGCCATAATTTAAATTCCTCCTTATATTTTTATTTTATTAAGTAATAATAATATAATTGTTCAATATTTCTTCAATATTCTTAAATTCCCAATAAGGTATTCTAATCAATTGAATACTATTCTCGGCACAATAAAGATTTTTTATAATATCATTTTGTATTTGTATTTTAAAATTTTCTATTGCTCTTTCCATAGAAATTCCACCAAAACATACAGGTCTGAAATGTTGAATTCCATCGTACTCACAGATCATCCTTAATTTTGTCATTTCTTTATCCCAAAATACAGATGAGTCAAATTTTAATAATCCCTTACCAATTCCTCTTAAATCATCAAAGGTATATTGTGAATTATGTGGAATATTATATTTTGTTAATACTCTACTTATTTCTTTTTCACCTTTAGATTCTTTACATTGTGAACAACCGACGTTATTATTTCTACTATTAATTGTTGTTTTCCATTTATGATTACATTTACCACATTTCCACCAAACTTTTTTATTGCTATTAGGACAATAATCTTCAGGTCTTTTCTTATTTTTTTCATAATCCCATTCTTCGCAAAGTTTTGGATTGCAAATTAACAAATTATTTTCTTTTGAAGGTAATAAACCTGCACAATATGGACAATTTTTTCCTTGATTTCTACTTGCAATTGCTGCTTTCCATTCATGTCCTTTATTGCATAGCCACCAAACTTTTCTATCATTGCCACAAGTCACATCATATGGTGTTAAATTTCCATTATTTGCTGGATGCCATTCACTAGCAAGTTCCTGATTTTTAGTTGCAAGACAATTAGATAATCCTACTTGCCTACCAGCACAATAATTGCAACCAGTACCTATAAGAATACTTTTCCAACACATTTCAAATATTTCTTCACACTCTTCTTTTAAACATTGCCATTTTAAATTTTCTTTATTTCCTTTATATTCTTCACTTAATAATATAAATGATTTATTATTTAACTTACACCAAAGTTTTATATTTTGTATCGAATAAGGATTTCTTTTTTCTACAAAACATGGTGGACTTCCATATTTTAAATTAGTTAAATTTATTGTATAATAATAACCATATCTATCTTTAATGATAAGTTATTTACTATTACTTATGTATTTTGTGCTAATTAATTCATACCCTTTGTTTTCAACACATTCTTTAACTTCTTCATATGTAAGTTTAATACTAATTTTAATCATTCTCCTTCCTATATAAGAGATATAAATGGGAATAGACATATGTATAGGCATATGTCTATTAATTACAATATTTAAGTTTGCAACCTCAAATATCAACCATTATAATATTTATATTATGCTTTCGTTGCATTTACTACCGTTTGATTCATTGCATATATTACATATAAACTTGAACGTCCTGCTGTTCCGGTTGCTCCGGTTGTTACTATGGATGCTGTAATTACACCACCAGAAGTATATTTTTTAAATAACCCTTTATATGCACCAGTACCAGTATCTTCACCTCTAGATGATATACCACCTGCACCATTTACATCTGCTGCTGGAGCAGTTTTTACATCAACTGCTGTAATATAACCATCTGTATCATCTACATCACCTACATTTAATGTAGCAGTTCCACTATTATTCCATACAACAGCATTTTTAAAAATTACATCAAGTACTATTGCATTAGCAGGAATAGTTACTGTTGCCGTATATGTACCTGCAATTGCTGTTTCTGTAAAACTTCTTGATTCAATTAATTGAATCCCAGCATTATTAGGTGTATTATCTAATTTACTTAATTCTATTTCTGATACTTTTTCAAATTTAAAACTATCCATACTTATAACCTCCTTTAAATAATATTTACATTATCTCTTTTTCCATATTAGGAATCCTCCTAATAAAATTACTTATATCAAGAATTTTACCTCTTAGTTCTGGATAATCATGTAAAGAAATATCAAATTCTTTTTCAATCATGTGCATTATATGATTAATTTTTAAATATTCTTTATTGCACAAATCCTTTAAACTTATCTCATATTGAGGAGTTTTGATAAGAATTTGTTTATTGTGATTATTTTTATTATTTATCATAATTTCATCACCTTAATTAGAATAAGAATAAAATTCTTGTCTAAAGTTATCAATTTGATCATTTAAATCTTTAAGCATTAGTGAATAAACTTTGTATTCTTCTAATTTATTTGCTAGACGATTAAAATCTTTAGTACCTAAAGTTGTTTTTAAACGATTTAAAGGTTTTAATAAATATTCTAAATATGCTTTCTTCATATTTAATGAAATTAATTCAATTTCATCTATATCTAAATCATTAATCATTATTCCATCATATGTTTTTCTAATAATTAAATTTAAATTTGTATTATTAGTATCTGTAAATAATAATGTAATAACATCTGTATCAGTTTTAGTAATTGTTAACATAGGATTTTCAATATCATCTAAAATTACAGTATAATCTAATTCTATTGCTGATTTTATTTTATTAGCAATAATTAACTTTGTATCAGTGGTTAATAATGAAATTGTGTATGTATCAGAATTAATATTTAAAGTAATGTAACCACTATTTTCCACTAATCCATATATTATTAAAACTGCATTATTAGGATATAAAATATAATCTAAATCATGTGGTGTAGTTTTGTAACTATACCCAATAGATGTTTCAAAAAACTCAAAAACTAAATCTTGTTTATAAGTAAAATCAAAATCTGATACTTTTATAAAAAATTTATCATATATCTTCTGAAGTAAAGTTCCCAAACTATTTCACCACTTTTCTTGATATGATTATTCTTTATTTTCATCATTTTTGAATGGTAAATTTGTATATTCGGTTAAAAACTGGATCTTATCATAGTCATTTATCTTATTTTTTTTAGCATAATTAACCATTTTTGATTTTTCTTGATTAGTAATGATATTTTCAGTTACATGCTTCTTAAATGTGCTAAATGTTTTATAGTCGAATATTTCTTTACATTTTTCATCAGTTAGGATTAGTTGAGTACGTTTTTCTTCTTTATTATCAAAACCTAAATGTTCTCTCATTTCTGGATTCTCAATATAAACCCTACTGTGTGAACCATTTCCTGTTCCAACAAAGAATAAATTATTATTTTGTACTTGTGTTTCAATTTCCATATTAGGAATGTATACTGTTTGGTTAGCTTTGATGAATTCGTCACCTTCCATAGAATACCTTTCCCATGAAATATTCCAATCACATAAGTTTCTAACCCTTGATCTACTATTCATATCAATAGACATAATATTCACCCTCCATTAATTTTACCCTTTATATTTTTGGTTTTGTTTAATTTAAAATATTTTTAATTTTTTTATCAATTAAAGATTTATATGATTCATTTTTTTCTGTCCAATATGGAATAATTAAATATTCATATCCCATTTTTCTTGCATATTCTTCTTTATATTTATCTTTATCTATTTGGTATTGTAGTTCTTCTTCTGGAGAAGTATTATTTTTTATTGCAGATTGTATATGCCAACTATTAATTATATAATGTTGACACCCATGAACTTCTATTATTAAATGTTTATCATTTTTAAGTATTATTTCATTATCATACCTCAACTTAGACGATGATTTTATATTTTTAACTTTTAAAATATTTTTTGGACTAATAGTACAATTGTTTTCATGTAATATTTTATAATTTAATTCTTCTAAATATGTAACAGTCTTTAATTGTAGTTTAGAATAATTATTTTCAGTTACACAATAAGGACAATCAAATTCACAACTTTGAGAATTTCTTATTTCTCTTAAATAATCATCATGTTTACCATCTTTACATTTCCAGTAAACTTGTTGACTACTTTGTGGTGCATACTCATATGGTGATTTATCATTTTTATCTGACCATAAATCTAAAACTTCTGGATATAATGTTCCTAAAGAATCTAATGGATGAACTATTCCATGTAGGTTAATACAAAGTGGGCATCTTTTATTACTTGTGAAATCATTACAAGATGTTTTATAACTTCCATGATAGTCTTTTTCTTGGCACTTAATCCACACTTTTTTATTTTTTGAATTATTACCATAACTAATTTCCCAAGGATTTATATTTATATTTTTTCCCCAATCCCAGTATTTATCTAGAAAATCTTCACCTATATTATCTATACCCCATTGAGCAAATGAATTACATGCTTTACAATCTATATTTATTTGTTTACCACTTGTTAAGTCAGCGATACCATTTAATTCAGAATTATGTATATTTATATTACATTTAAACCAATATTTTTTCGAAGACTTACTTGGAACGTCATATGGTTTTAAATAATTTAATTCATAATCCCAACGATCTAATATATCTTGTCTATTATTATCTAAACACCATTTTTCAAAAGACTTGCTATTTTTCATCATAGTTGATTTAGTTTCATTATTTTCATCTCTAATTTTAATAGCACATTTATTACAATAATATTTTCCATCTTCATGAACACATTTTTTATATACTTTCCATTCAATAGGTTTTAATTCATTCTTACAACCATCACATTTAATATTAACTACATAATGAGAAGAATATGGTAAATCTTCAACTTTTACTAAAAATTCATCACCATATTTAGTAAATGGATACCCTTTTTCTTCATAATATTTTTTATTAGCATGATGCCAACTTACTAAAACTTCTTTTGTTATTAGTCCCATATTTAATCCCTCCTATCGAATCACCACCTAAATTTAAACAAAATAAAAGAAGGAGGTCTAGGAAAACCTCCTTGTCAATATTAATTAAGTTTCGAACCTCAATTAATATCTATCTTAATATGTATTAAACAATTATATTTTTAAATTGTCAAAGTTTATTTTAATTTATTCTGCCAGAGAAGCATCGTATAAATATCCAATTGCTGGAAGATATTCCGCAATAACGTAATTTCCGAATTCTTGGTCATATCTTGTAACTTCAGCCTTCAAATTAATGTCAGTCGCAGTCATACTAGTCAACGACCCACGAAGGCCAATCTGCAAAGCGTTGTAAGCACCTTGAGGTAAAAACCACAAATCAGTTGTAGGCAATTGAGGAGCATAGAAATCACCAGCAGTATTAAGATCAATCATATTATAACTATTAGGCATTTCTACAACAATACTCCCTTTATAATTTTTAATAAGACCAGTTTTCATAACTTCTTCCATCACATATTCAGGAAATCTAAATTCTGTTCCAGCAGCTACAACGCCAAAACTAGTCAATTCTCCAAGTTTGCTTACTGCACTATAATCACCTAAAATAGTAACAGAAGTACCAAAACGTCTAGCTTTCTTTCTAACGCTTTCAACTGATGTTTTAGTAATTCCCTCAGCATAATTTTTTAAAGTAGTAGCAGCAGTAATAGCACTTCTTAAAGCATTAATATGAGAAAGTACCATTTGATTAGTCATATCTGTAAGCACTTGTTCATTCTGTATTGCAAGACCGTCTAGTGCACCACTCTGCAACTCACGAAAATCAGTAACCACACCACCAGTAGAAGTTTGAGTAGTCATAACTCCAGTTCTTTTCTTTACAGTAGGGAATACAAACGAACCAGAACTTGCTTGAATTCTTGACTTATCCCCTTGCATCTGATATACCTCAAATTTAAGCTCCTCATTATATCCAACTTTTACAACATTTCCCATAGCATTATTAATAGCTAATCTCTTTTCTAAAGGTTGCTGAATAGTAATAGTCCTAATGGCATTTAATTCTGCTTTTGCTTTGGTATTGCCATCTTCAGCCATTCCTGCTAAAGTTTTAATCTTGTCCATCACAGTATCAACTTTTTTACCATATTTAGATACATCTTTACCATAAACAATATTAGTAAAAATTTCCACTTCTTCACTCGGACGATTGTTTGTCATTGCATTTGATAATTTATTTTTTACAATTTTATTAATTTCAATTTGTTCTGCATTCTCACTTAAATTCTTAAAATCAATTCCTAAACTCATATTAAATACCTCCTATTTTATTTTAATTATTTTAATATTTTATTAAAGTTTAATCTTACAAATCGTTAGCCATAATTTCTACAACATAACCACCAGGAACAGTACCGCCTCCGGCATCAATAGTGAACGCACCGAAAGTAGTTTTCTTAATCACTTTAAGATAAATTGCATATGTAGAAGGATCAGCAGTTTTAGTCCATTTTTGAGTATTAGTAGTATCAGCTACAGACCTACCAATAATATAATCACCTACAGCAACATTAGCAAATGTATCAGTAAGTAAATCAGAAGACATGTCCAATTGTTGACCAACATAATCCTTAAGTCTAAATGCTCTGATATACTCACCAGCACTAACTTTGTACTCATCAGTATTAATAATTTCAGGTTTGTCGATGATATTTAACATTACCCAAATATCACCCAATTTTGCAGTAGCTAAATCAGGGACAATCACCTGAGTATCAGATACAACATTAAACTGATAACCATTATATGTATCTGCAATTGCTAACACATTAGGTTTGTTGTAACCATTAAGAAAATTTGAATCATGAAACTTGAATAAACTCATATTTATTACCTCCTATTATATTTATATTTTATTTTATATATTTACTCTCTTTAAAATTAGTTAAAGAAAGAAGGGACACTTCCTGGAATTACTTTCTTTTCTTTTTCCTTAATTGCAATAAACATATCATTCTTAGTATTAGTTTCTACAGATGCATCTTTAGCAACCAATTCCTTAAATTTCTTAGCACATAATTCTGCTTCTGCTCTTTTTAAACCTTCTAAATCAACAGCATCTACAAATGATTTAAGTGAATTAACTTCAGATTCTTCAAAACCATTCTTAGTAATTTCTGTTTCAAAATAAGAATTAACTTCTGCAATTTTTGCTTCTGATTCCAATTTTGTTTTCTCTTCTCTGAAAGAATTAACTTCTACAATAAGAGATTCTTTTTCAGTTTTCTCAGATTCAAGTAGTTTATTAACCTCTACAATAGTAGTATTTAATTCTGCAACTTTATCATCTGATTCTTTTACCTTTTCAGTCAAACTATTAATTTCTATTACTTTTTCCTCTGAAAATTTAGTAAGAGTATTGATTTCTACTTCTTTTTGCTCCAAAGATTTAGTTAATGTATTAATTTCATTAATCTTATCTTCGATTTTTTGATTAAGTTCTAATACAATTTTTTCATCCATTTTGTTTTTGTCAGCCTCCTTATATTTATTTATTATATTTTTAATTGGTGTATTAACTTCGATAGATTCTTCACCATTTATCGGTTTCCAATCTTCCTCGACTTTCGTTATACTACCAAGTAAAACTTCACCATTTTCAACTGTATATGTAATTTGAAAATATTCACCAGTTTTATCCCAACTTTTCATAATAAATGTTGATATAGTTGGATAAAATTTATAAACATAATAATAACAATAATTTGATTCATTTTCATTCATTTTTTTATTGAACTTATTTTCAATAATCGTTGAAATATCACTATAATTCATAGCATTTATTTCAATGATGTTTTTATCTTTATTAACTGGCAATATAATATCCTCCTTTCTTTTAATATTAAGTTCTAATAATAATGCGTTCTGATCAGCGGGAACTTCACCAATCACCAAAGCATGTCCACTATACTGATATTCTTTAGGTTTTCTTCCTTGTTTTTTCCACCCTCCATCATATATTATTTTTTTATTACCTTTTTCCTGATCTGCACAAATTTCAACAGATCCTTCAATCGGTATTCCTTCATTATATTGTTCTTGCAAATAAGCAACAAGTTCTGGAAATCTTTGGTCATACAAATAACCTGTACCAACTAATGCATCTATGTTTTTATTATTTACTTCAATATTTTCTATAATTTCTGCACTTTCAAAAGAACCAACAACTAAACTATCTTCAAAAATAATTTTATTTTCTTCGATAATTTCCATATTTCCATGTGATCCAAAAGGAATTTTATGTTCATTATCTATAAATTGTGCAACTATAGGCATACCATTTACAGAATGCATATTAATTTCTGTAAAATCCCTCATCCATGAAATACCATTTCCATTAAAATCATTTTCATCCTTATTAATTGAATGTAAAATAAGTTTGACTGGTGTTCTGCCAGCTTTAGATGTTTTTTTAGATATTTCTATAATTGAATTATTCGATTTTATCACCACCTTTATATAATTATAATATTATTTATTAAGTTAATTATTCAAAACCCATTTATAGCCTTTATATTGAGGTTTTATATTTTTAATACATTGGTATATTGCAGAATTATTATAATTTAATTCCTTACAAATATCAGATACATTATTCCAAATCTTTATTAAGTTTCCTTTTAAATCATATTGTAAAATTGAATTATATTGACTATTTCTTTTAATTTCTAAATTAAAAATTTCATCATTATTATAATCTTTTATAAATCTCCAAATAAAATTTTTATATGTTTTTCTTTCACCATTACAACATCTAGAAATACTATTTATATTACAATTATAGTAATCAGCTATTTCTCTTGTATTATTCCATTCTTTAATAATATTTCCACTCTTATCAATTTGATAAACAGGAAAATTTTTATTATGAGTAACTTTTCCTATATTTTGACATTTAGTATAACTCCATTGATACCCTTTATGTGTACCAAAACCATCTAAACAACATCAGGATTAAAATTATATTCTTTTAGAGAAATTATTCCTTTATATTCTTTAATAAATTCTCCATTTAAAGAATATTGATATACGTATTTTTTACGTGATTCACTCATTTTCTTTTTTGTTTGTTCTGATGCTTTTTTATTAAGATGAGAATTCTTCAATTTAATTCTTGTCTCTTCTGTTATTGCTAAATGTGGTGGTCTACCAGCAATTGGATTAATATTATAACCAATACTACTATCATGACATTGTGTTTTATCTAACCAATACTGCTCTCTATTAATAAGCATATCTATATTCTCTACTTGTTCCAACACTAAAAATAAAAATTTATCTTTATCAAAAATTTTATTATATGATCTTTGTAAATAAACATTATAATGATTACCATTTATTAAATTATTATAATGTCTTTTATATCTTTTATAAATATTTTGACTACTGCCTATGTAATATTTATTATTATTTAAATTATAAATAATATAAACTCCTGAGTATTTATCATTGGTATCTATTATTTTTAAATTACCAAATTGATCTATTTTATAAGTATTAATTATTTCATTCATTTTTATCATCCCTTTCTAATGAATTTCTTTCTTCCTTTCATAGTTTGAAATTAAACAATAAAAGAAGGAGAGCGAAAGGTACTCTCCTTGTTAATAAGGTTAATTACTCCTTATCTATCTTTTATAAAATTGACTAAATATTAAATATTAATCTGTACTTTGCTTTTTCTGTTTATTACTACCTAAATTGCGTTGAATTTGGCCTCCTGGTTTTAAATCTTTAGTTTTTTTTAATGGTGCTCCACCTTTATCATTTATATCTCCACCATTTGAATTGAATGATGTGGCATGTACAGGATATTTATTTTCAAAATCTTCATCTAATTCTTCATCCATTAAACTTAAATAATCATCAACATCAACGCCCAAAGTAGATATCCAGAATTTTAATGAACCTCTTCCTTGAGTATATAATTTTTCTGCTTTTTCAAACATATCATCCTTATTTAACCAAGAAATAGGCAAATACTTAATATCTATATAATCTTTAGGTTTAATATTTAATAATTCATTAATAACTCTTGTATATTCTCTAGCTATCTCATTAACTGATTGAAATACTTGTGAAGATACTAAATCTAAATTAACTGCTAAATTTGCATATGAACTTCCACCACTTGATTCTGCGTTTAATGCACTACTAGCAAAACCTAAACTTGTACTTATCTTCTTCATATTTTCATCGCTTAAAGTATTTTCAATTAACGAAGAATCTTTACTTAATCTATCAATTTTTGTACCTGGAGCAAGAGACAAAGTTGAAATTTTAGCAGTATTACCGTTTGTATTAACTTTAACAGCATTTTTAAATGCTTCTATTATATTATCTTGTTGTGTTTTATTTAAACTGCAAGACCCTGCTTTTTCTCCTTCTGGTAGAATAAGGAAATATATACTACTAGCTAATTCACAAATTAACTGATATTGACTATCATCATAATCTCCACTTAATTTCATATCTGTAAATGCAGAAAGTCCTAAAGGTCTACCATATGGTTCATCCTCTTTTGCTTTAGATTTTAATGCAATTGTTTTTCTATAATCAAGAATAAACCATCTTTTACTAGCATCTTTTTTATAATCCATATATGCTTTTATAAAATCTTTAGGATAATTTTTAATTTCATTTATTAATCCACCATATTTAAATTGATCAAAATACATCATATCAAATGCTGCAATAGATATATTATTTTGAAATCCAATTATTTTACAATAATCTAAATCTAAAGGTTGTATCATAAAATTATCATCTAATGATAATCCTTCAATTCTATCAATTGAATCTACTATTACTGCTCCGGTATCAATTTTTTTATTACTTGCTGTGGTATCTCTCAATATACCAATATATGTTCCAAAAATATATAAATTTCTCAATATATCTCTTGTTGATCTATCGTGATTTAATAATTTTAATAGTAAATTAAATTTTTTCTTTTTTTCTTTTAATTTATCTGTTTTATTTCTCATAGTTGTTATATGAGATAATATTGGTATGGCAATCATATAATCAACTATGTTAGAATATATCCCTTGTTCGTTATATGCTTGTTCAGATATAGTCCTTAATATTTCATTATATATCATAGGATATTTTATATATTGTTTTAAATCACTCATAGATATATAATCTGTATCTAATCTACTCATTGAAAAAGAATTATAAGATAATGAATTTAATTCTATTTCATTAGAATTAGATAGTGGGGGAGATGTATTAGTATTTATTTCTGTTTGCTGTGTTTGAGGATCTTCTATTTGTTTTTTTGACAATTAAATCCTCCTTTCTTTATTGATATTATAAATTTTTATAAATGTCAATTAATTATATTAATAATGTGTTATTATGAAAATGAAAATACGAAATCATAATCTGAATCTTTTACATTTTTCCTATTTTCTTCTTCCATTTCATTTACAATAGAAATACCGTATGCTAAACTTGTTGCTCTATCTCTTTTTACTGTTTTTACAATACGATCATAAATAATATTTCCAGAATTACTCATTATTTGTTTAATATTAGACAATTCTTGAATCATTAAATCTGTTTGAATATACATTAAAAATTCTTCAATACTCATTTGATCAGATTTATATGCTTCATCCATTTCAGTTGAATGTTTCAATAGTCTTAAAGATCCATTCTCAAAACTTGCTTTTAAATATGTATGCATTGTATTATTACTGCTCTGAGTAGCAGTAATTCCTCTAATTATTGGTACAGCATTCCTTATACTAATACCTTTTTCATCATTATCTAATACAAGAGGAGGAAATTCTAAAATTTCTTTTGTTTTTTCATCTTTATATTCCCAGGACTCATAGAACAATGATGGTAGAGGTTCTCCATTGCCTCTCATATCAATAATTATTTTAATTGCATTAGGAAATTTCAGATGATATAATTCTCTTATAAAATCTTTTTGATCAGGAAGTGTCATTCCATTGTGAGTTTTAGTATAAACAACATCTTTAAAATATGTACCATTACTTCTTTCTTTTAATTTTATAACATGAGTACACGCATTATCAGAATTTTTAGCATCAGAAATAGCAACGTCATGCACAATAATATATTGAGATTTACTTTTTTTAGGCTGTGTTAATTCACATTGATCTAATGTTCTACAAGGGTTTGTAACATCATAAGGATAATAACTTTCTCCGCTAGAACCTACAAATTGACCACAGTATTCATAAAGAAATATTTCTTCAGTAGTATCTGGTTTATTTCTTTCTTCTTCAATATCTTCTGCATCAAATATCATAGATTCAATTCCAACTTTATAATCTAATGCACATACAAAATAATTTTTATTTCCTTCCTTCATTTTATCAAAAAAATAAGTAAATCTTTTATATAAATCACTTGTTTTTAAAAAAGCAGAAGATATAAAAATAACTTTACCTTTTTCTGATTGCATATGATCAATCGCAACAGGTCTTTTAGTTTTTGTCATCGGAATTAAAATTGTTGATATTATAGAATCTAGAACTAGACGAGCCTCATCAATTAACAAATAATGGAATCTCCAACTTCTCGCTCCATCACCTTGATTTCTTCCTAATACAATTGCTCTTATTTCACTACCATTTCTAAAATTTACAACACAATCACTAGCACTTGTATTTATTGGGAATACTATTTCCCTTGCTATATTTGGATTATTGGCAAGTTCTCCCTTAATTTTTTGAACAATTACGTTTCTAGCTTGTTGCCCTTGACCTGACGCTATTCCACATTTAAGTCCCTTGTAAAGAATAGCAGAACAAACAAAGAAAACAGCACTTATCCAAGATTTACCAAGTCCTCTGCAACATATTAGCATCGTATACTGATATCTTGCCATTGCCCTAAGTATTAATCGTTGGAAAAGATGAAGCTTCAAACCCAAAATATCAATGGCAAATTTATCCAAATGGATTCTATAGTATGCTATGAATTTTTTCCATTCTTCATCATTAAGATTATCACTTTCATTATTAATTGGATCGTAACTAAAACTACTATCTAAATTATCATAATCACCATCTTTTATACGCCTACTTTTATGACTAAAATTTTTAAATACTGCCAAATTATCACCTACAATGACTTATGTATATTATTAAATTGATCTAACAAATGCTCAATAGCATCTTTTTCAAATTCATCTGGTTCGTATATCCAACACTTACTTTCAATTTTATCAACTACTTGGCTAATACTATTTATCCCTGCACTCATACTTGATCTAGAATTTTCACTAAATTGTGCAGACTTAGATAAAGTATCAAAAGTAGCTTGTAAATCTTTATATTTTTTATCTGCTCCTGTTGTTCCATCTAACATTTCTTGATATGCTTTATTAACCGCTAAACTAGCACAACATATTTTTTTTGCATAATCCTTATAACTTGTGGTATTAATTTTAAAATCATTGTGCAATCCAGTTAAATATTTATTTAAATAATTTATATCTGTTTGCGTATATCTACCATTCCATTCTTCACTATATATTCTTGTTTGATCTTCAAAAACTGTTTGTGTACCTTGTAAAGAATTTCTGTCAAATATACTATTATTAAATCTTAATATTCCTTGCTTTTTCCACTGTTGCATCGATGAATTTTTAAAATACAAACCAAGAATTTTTTTATTATCTTTTTCTTTCTCATATGTACTAAAAAATACTTCTTCAATATATGGTCTATCTAATAATTCACATATTTTTATAACTGCTCCTCTTATATCAGAACCACTTTGTATATGTGCATTAAATAATTCGTAGATACAATTTTTACATGTTGGGAAATATTCACCATATAAAGGATTATCAGTTTTAAAAAAATTACTTATAATTGCTGATTTTATTAATCCACATTTACTACATGTAATTTCATTACGTTTTATTTTAGTTATATTTTTATTTGTTGCCATTTAAAATAACTCCTTTGGTTAATTATTTAATAAATAAAATAAACAATTTAATTAATTGTTTTCAACACATTACAATATTTATATTTATTATCTAATAAATTATCAAATTCAAAATTTTTATATCTTTGTGTAAATTCATTGAATTGTTCTGGTGTATTCTTTCCAAATCCATAATTTTTGTGAAAAATTACATGCAAACTATTAATAATACAAACACCAAGATATTTTTTATGTTTTTCAATACATTGAATTTTAAAAATTTCTAACTCGTCTTTCTCATATTCAGATATTGATTGTTTAAAAATTAAATTATTTTCATTTAAAATTTCTTCTAATATTAAATCAAATCCAAATAAATGATGTATTATATCAAATCGTTGATTAGTTAAAACACATTTATAATTACAATTCTTCATAGATTCTTTTTTCCAATCAACAATACAATTTCTTAAATATTCATATAAAGATGATCTTCCACCTTTCCAATTATGATTATTTTCTCCTGAATTCCTTTCAATAGCACATATAGGACATCCACTACCGCTTACTAAATTACTATATGAAGTTTGTTGAATATCATTTTTATGAAATGGACATATATATTTTAAATTTGATTCATTATTTATATAATCTTCTTTAGTGGATGTAAGAATATATTCTCTTTGTTTAAATAATTCTTCTACTATACTAAAATCCATTCTTTTTTGTTGACTTAACTTGTCATATGAACAATACTTACAACCTTGATTTTTATATTTAAAATTTCCATATTTAATAGATTGAATACCTTTATCTTTATGACTTGGACAAATAAATTCCATATAATCATCTGGACTATAATATTCTTTTGTTAATAAAATTAAATTTCTTTCTTCAAATTCTTTTCTAACTAAATTAATATTATTTTTACGAATACTATTTACAATTTTTTCATGAATTACTGGAACTTTAACTGAAGATTTTACACCTTTCTTTAATAAACATAATTCAACTTGTTTATCATGTTTATGCTTTTCACAAGCATCTTTAATTATTGGTTGATTTTTATGACTAATAATATATTTATAATATGGTTTTGGTATTATTGTTTCTATCCCTTCTTCTAAACAATAATCACACAAACATTCAATTCCTATATTGCTACCTTCTAACAATTTATTAACATCTATTGTATGAACTTTATTATATTCCCATTTTAATCCTAAACTTTTTATGTATGGTTTGTTGTTAGACAAGCATGTTACCTCGACCTCTTTTGTAATTAACATTTTATCACCAAATCCCTTCTATTTTATTTTCCCTTTCTGCTTTTTCTATACATTTTCTATACTTATTAATTAAAAATAAAAAGAATTGGTGCATACGCAGAAAGGAAAGAGGGAGCTACCCTCTAATCATCTACACCAATTCAAAAAACAATATTATATTTATAACCTAATACTAACCTACTAACCTAAAAATATCACAACCAAATCTCACTTCTATCACTATTTTAAAACATAATAAAACCCACCTAAAGTATAGATGGATTCTATATATCTTAAATTAAATTTAATTATCTTTATATTATTTTATTCTACTAATGCTTCATCCATCAATTCTCTCATAAAGCAACAATGATCATTCCATCCAATACTTTTACCTGTCTTATACAATCTATATAATTCATTTCTTAATTCTGCACCACATTTAATATTCATAACATTATCCGTAAATTCTTCAATTAGATCAATTTCTGCTAATTGTTCATCGGTGAATTCTCCGTTTTCAGATTCACATGTACATTGACAATCATTGCAACTACAATCTTCTAATTCCTTATTAAATTCATCTTCATCATAATCTTCAATAAAATTATCAGCGAATTCATCTAAGATAGATTTAATAGAATTTTTATTTCCATTTGTTTCTTGAATTCTTTCCACAAAAATTTCTAACAATTCATCATAATCAAATTCTTCTACTTTACAATCTTCACATTCACAACAATCATTCTCACAATCACAAAAATCATTACAACATTCATCACAATTCATATATTTACAATCATCATCACAACTATCATATTTCTTTTTATCTTTGTATTTACATTCATCACATTCACAAACTTCATCTTCATCAACGTATTCATAAGGATTATCTTCTACTTTTTCTTCTTCATCCTTATTATATTCTTCTAAACCACCAATAAAATCCATATAAGATTCAAAATCCACTTCTTCACCATCAATATAAAATTTACTCAATACATGTTCAAAAGTTTCATCATCATAGTAATGTTTGGTTGTTAGTTGCATGTTTTAGATTTCTCCTTTAAATTTATAAATTATTTTATAATTGTAATATTATTATTTTAATATCTATAATCTACTAATTACAACATTTCTTTTTCCTTTAATATTGTCGCATTTTTAGATGATTCAATACTTGCATTAGCATTTATATTTGTTATTTGCACACTATGATCAACATTCATTTTATTAATTAAATCTATTTTATTATTAATTAAATATTTCCAAGTTTCTTCATTATTGTCTGTAAAATATGGAATTATAAGATATTCATAACCTTTAGATAAAGCGTATTCTTCTTTATATTTATCTTTTTCTTGTTGGTATTTAAATTCTTGTTCAGGTGTCGTATTATATTTTTTTGATTGTAATTTATGAAAATATGATAATTCATAATGTTGTATACCATGTACTTCAATAATTAAGTGTTTATTATTTATTATAATCTCATTGTCATATTTTAAAATTCCGAAATTCCTTTTTATAATTAAACTATTAGGAGCAATTATTATATTAATTGGATTTAAGGTACATTTATTTTCATGTAAAATTTTATAATTTAAACTTTCCAAATATAATCTAACTTTTTCTTGAAGTAAACTTTCATCTCTTTCCCTTACACATTCGGGACATCTATAACCACAATTATTTGAACTTTGTATATTCCTATAATAATCATCATGCTTTCCTTCTGGACATTTCCACCATACCCATTGATTACTATTAATTCCGTAATCATAAACAGTATCTTTATTTTTATCAGACCATATATTTAATACTTGTGGATATAAATGTCCTAAACTATCTAAATAATGTAATTTATAAGTTCCACAATATGAACATCTGCGATTTTCAATAAACATATGACATGATATTTCATAACTGCCATGATAATCTTTTTCCTGACATTTAATCCATACTTTAGGTTTATTACACCCTTTTGTTATCTTCCAAGGATCAATACCTAACTCATTATTTTTATCCCAATCCCAATACTTATCAAGAAAATCTTCACCTAAATTATTAATACCCCATTGGGCAAAAGAATCTCCGTTATTAATTTTTAATAATCTTTTCTTTACACTTCCTTTTAAAATTGCAGAACATTTTTTACAATAATGTTTTTCTTTTTTTAAATAATTACACCAACTAATATTTAAAATAGTTTCACAATTATTTTCATCACAATTGTTTCCGTCACATTTTACTTCAACCATAACACTACTACCATCACATAAATCGTTAACATTTACTAAAAATTCATCATATAATTTAGTAAATTTATGTCCTAAATTTTCATAATGTTTTTTAGTCCTAGAATTCCATGTTGTAGTTACTACTGTTGAAATTAATATATAAAACATCTCCTTTTTTATGAATTTTTTGCAAATAAAAAACTGCTACTTGGTAATAGCAGTTAAATCATTTCTTAATTTTTCAGTGTCTTCAAAAACAAAAACGGTTTCATTCAGATTATATTTATTTGGTTTAATATCAATTATTTGATTTCCTTTGTGTAATAATGTTCTTGCAATAGGAGGTTTAATTATAACTTTATAATTCATATTCATACCTCACAATTATATTTTAAGTTTAAATAATCTCATCAACTAATCCGTATTTTAACATTTCTTCACTCGTAAGATACCATTCATGTCTTGACATCTTTTCATATTCATCTTCTGTAATTTTACTATTACACAACATAAAATCTTTTATCTTTTTCTCATATTTAGTAGTAAAATTATAATAATCTTTTATTTGTGAAGCAGTTCCTTGTAAATAATCAGATCCTCCATGAATCAAAGCAGTAGTGAATGGATAACATTTTACAGTTACATTAGGATTATTATAAGCGCTCATTAAAAGAAGACTGCCCATTGAATACGCATACGCTAAAACTGTAATTGTAGTTTTTGTTTTTAATTTAGATATTACATCACAAAGTAATAATCCATTATAAACTTGACCACCAAGAGTATTAAGTAAAATATTTATTTCTTTTCCTGTACCATCATTATTCATTTCTAATAATGGCAATACAGCAAATTCTATAATAGATTCATCAATTTGTTCATTAATAACTATTGTTCTTTTTTCTAAATGTCTAAAATATTGATAAAAAATAGGATTAGAAGTTTCTTTTAATTGTTCCACTAATTGATTAATATCAATACTTCCTATTTCAGTAGCCATATGAATACACATTTAATCCTTTCAATATATAATTTATTTTATTATTGTATTAATTACATCTGTAATACCTAAATCATCATTAATAATAAAACTTTGGTTCTTCTTTTCAGATTGAATATATCCACTATCATTAGACCAACGTGAAGTTCCTGAAACTGTTGGCAATCTCATAATTTCTAAATATCCTTGTTTTTCATACACCATAGACTGATGAAGATGGGCTAACATGCAAATTATATGTTCTGATTGACTCCACATATCTTTTGCTTCCGTAGTTATAATCTTCAATGCATCTTTAATTTTCATATCATGAGATAAACATAATAATGTTTTACCTATTCTACAATATTTACGAGGTAGGGGAGAAGAATCAATTTTAATATTATCCTCATTCTTATACCAAGCATTTATTGTTTGCATTATTCCAAACATAGTATGTAAATCATGATTAGATGGTACATATTGAACATCTACTGGAGCAATTTCCGTAAGCATGTCAATTCCATTAATAATTAATTGAGTTGCTTTTACAACAGTAGTAAACCATAATGCAGAATTATCTTGTGGAGTTAAACGAGTTGTAGAACCAGATAAATTATCAAAATTTGTAAAATCATTTCCGATCATAAATACTACTTTTTCAAATTTTCTATGTTTTACTCTATTAATAATATCATTTAAGATATAATAATAAATTTGTTCTGCAATTTCTAAATTATATTCATTACTAGTTGAATAATTATCTGATAATAAAGCATAATGAAAATCTGCGATAGGAACAATTAAAGTATCACCGTTTTGTTCATATTGTTTAGGTGAGATATTGAATTTATTTTTATAATCTGTTTTTACAATAGAGAATAATTTTTTAATATCTTCAATATTCCATTTATATTCTGTGACAGGTTTAACCACAATCTTACTTGAATAAAGAACCATAATACCATCTTTTTTACTATAACTATTCCATATATTATTTCTAGCAGATACTAACTGAAATATTTTAGAATCATAGCCATGAGCATTTAAAAGAAATTCTGTATCTTTCGCATCATTTTTTGACATTTGAATTAATTTACTACTAGTCTGTGTATTATCCTTGTTTAACTCAATAGTAGATTTTGAATTTAATAATTCACTTTCTAAATCTTTATTAATATTATTTTTATTATTGTCATTATTATTAATACTATGTATTTTCTTATCTATATTACTTTTCTTATATTCATCAATAGTCATTTGTAGATTAGTCAAGCACTTTCTAGCATGATCTGACGATACCTGAGTACCATATAATAATTCATACACTTCAATTTTATCCAAATCATAATCTTTTCTATTTATTAATAATCTTTCTGCATATTCCATGAAATCTTCTGTTGATTTTCTTAAATGTTCCATTTATTCCTCCGTCAGAATAAATTTAAAATAGGGTAGAGGACGTTAAAATTAATATTAATCCTATTACCCGTAATCGACCATTATATTATAAAATAAAATAAGACTATAGAGATTACACACTCTATAGTCCTTTGCTAAAATAACATATTTATATTATATATTACTATAATAATAAATACTTTAATTAATAAATTAAACAACTATACAATCATAAACTGGATCACTTAAAGTATCAATCATCGCTTCATATGGTGTTTTGCCAATATTCTTTAATATAGACTTAAACACAGAAGGAGATTGACCACTCGCTAATTGTACTCCTTTATATTCACTAGTAACTTGAAAATTATCATGCCTACTATCTACGTTCCAATATATAATATTTGGCATTTCATATCCATTTTGATTATACATTTTAACCATAGCATCATGCCAAGTCATATCAGAATCATTAGTTTGTGCATCAAATTCCATATCCGAAATTACAACTAAAGATTTAGGCATATCTTCATTATTAAGTTTATTCTTAATAGCAACATCTAAAATCAACCTAAATGTTGCTTCTAAATCTGTATTATCTACAATTTCAGGTACACATTTAATTTTTTCATAAATAGTTTCACCTTTTAATTGAACAAAAGATGGTTCAGATGAAAATGTCATAAATACATCTTTAAATACACCTTGATTTCTTTCTGCAAAATATATTGCTAGACCAACAGCCGTTGCCATTGGTCTACCACGCATACTCGCCGAAGTATCTGCCATAATAAGGATACTATTTTCACCATCAATATAATTAGGTAACACTTTCCACTGTTCTTCCAATACTTTATCATAATTTACTTCATCTAAATCAAAACCACAAGAACACATCTTTTCTAAAATATCATATGGAAATAATGTACTAGCATTTATTTTTTCTTCACCTTTAGATACCTTCTCAATAAAACTACTAAAACCTTCTTCATCATGTTTCTCAAATGAATTTCTATAAATACTCATTGCTCTTGAAGGAACAGATGAATATTTAATATCTGTCCATTGATTACCAGACATTTTAACTTCAATAACATCTAAATATTTTCTTAATTTAGATAAAGTTTTTCTATATTCTTTTTCTGATAAACCAAGATTTTTAGCAGTTAATTTTCCAAGTTTAATTGATTCTTTAGAACTAGTATTACAAGATTTCATCCATTTTGCTAAGAGACTAATAGGTTTATTTTCATTCATATTTTGAATATCTAAATTCCATTGTTCTTTAATTAAATTCCACATAGCAGATTCTACTTTTGTATTAATAAATTCATATAAATCATCCCATCTACCGAAGTGACTAATATGTTGAATATTTTTCTTTGCAATTTCAGGATGTACCTTTGCAAGAAATTTCATTATCACTTTAAAAGTTCTTCTTTCACCAAGTCCACCTTTTATTAATCTAGCATAAAACGCCATTTTAGTTGCTAATAATTTATCTTCATCAAATGCTTTAATAAATAAAGTTTCAATATCTTGTTCAGTACGATTTCTCAATGCACCAATTTGTCCAAATAAATCAACTAATGAATTATATGTACTTTTTAATGCAGTTGCACCATTTTCAGTTAATGTAAAATTATCTTCACTTTTTAAAGCATTTACAAATTTCTCAGTCATAAAATCCTCTCTCCTTTTATTCTATAAATTTAATTTTTACAAGACACAGCATTTTATTCATTGATAATTCTCTTCATTGTAATTTTTGATTATTCATTTTAATTTTTAGTTTTTATATAAATTATATTATTAGTTTGCTGTAATTGTCTTATACAAGACATATAGATAATCTTAAATTTGATTTAATTCTTCTTGTTTTTTGTATTCATATGTATGAAAATTTGCTGTATGTGTCTTTCTTAAAAATTAATCCCAAGATACTAAAATTAAATATTAAATTTTTAATTCACTTAAAAAGTATTATATTATTTTTGCTGTAAGTATCTTATGAGGAATTTTAATATTTTCAAGATGCAATTTTTGCCTTTTAAAAATGAGTCATCACAACTCTTGCAATTAAATCATTATAACTTGATTTTAAAAATATTTGCTGTATGCATCTTATTTTAATATTACTAGGCACAAAGATAAAACTATCAATAATGTATTATTTGATTTTAAAATTGCTGATAGTGCCTAAAATTATTAATTCTATTTGTCAAGACGATTTTAAGATGTAATATTCATACAAAGAATTAAATTTACAAATTGCTGTTATCGTCTTTCTAAATATATATTAGCATATTAAATTTAAATTGTCAACAACTATTTATATTATTAGTTTATAGAAAATTGTTGTGTTTATTTCTATTAATATATTAACATAGAGAGGAATGAATGTCAATATATTTATTTTATTATTTTGATATAATTTAAAGTTAAATTAATTCAATTGACGTACAATCCCACTATTGTAGTCTTTGTCCCAAAAAGCAGAGTATAGTACAGGTACTATCTCTACAAAAACAACACCGTTTTTGTTCTATTTATTTTTTAAATATTCTGTGCAATATCAGCAATTGGACTTCTATAAACATTTTTTAATTTCACACAAGAGAAATACTCAGTGCCTTTAAATACATCTATAATTCTCTGCATACCATTTTCTCTACAATTACGTAAATCCTGCTGTTCTAACATATCTCCTTCTATTATGATCTTACATCCTTCTTTTGCTCTTTGAATAATTGTTCTCATAGTATAAGCATCTGTATTCTGCCCTTCACTAACAAATAGACAATCATTTTCTGATATTTCAATACCTCTAATATCACTAGTTGGAATTATCATTAATTTACCATTATTAATCAATGATTCAACTAAATTCATATCACCAAATTTACTCGATAATATACCACCTATACTATTTTGTAAAAGTTTTTCTGTTCTATTTCCGCTATAGAAACCAAGTTGTTCATTATTTCTTAATTTAACTGGATTAAATACGATTACACATTTACCTATTTTACCAGTATGTATATTTTGCATTATCCAAGATAAAGAAATCATCGTTTTAGCTACTCCAGCTTTTCCAAACAATAAAGTTAAATCATTGTTTATTAATGATTCCATTGCTAATATTTGATATTCATCTCTTGGTTTAAAATCAGGAAAATAAATTGATTTAAATGGTTTATATTTTACAGGAATAAATGTAAAACTTTTATCATTCCACTTCTGTTTATCCACTACATTACCATTCTCATCCCTAATAATTAAATATTCATTATTTAATAAATCCCATCTATTAATAGGATTCTGATAATGTTCTGCCAATTCTATATTTGATAGAATAACTTCTTTATATCCATTATACTTGTCATCACTCTTATCATCCCCATCAAATTTATCACATCTAATACCTAACAATTTACACTTTTGCCTAAATAATAAATCATTACTCAAACCAATAATTTCAATACCATTTTCTTTACCGAATTCTTCATTACTAAAATATAGATTATTTAATACTGCAATAATATTATTATCCATACTATCTTTATCAAAAGATAAAGGAAGTGTATATTCAAAATTATTTTCTCTAATTACATATTCAATCATGTCTTGATTTGCTTCTATATCTCTACTTGCTTGTCTTGCTTTATATTTTTTACTTTCATCAGAGGATAATTTGTGTTTGTCTAATTCATTTAGAACGTATCCACTAATCAATATTTTTGTATTGGTATCTTTATACTTATTAAAAATTTGTGCGGAATTAGACATAAGTACATTCGTATCACAAAAAACTTTAAGTGTTTTTCGTTCTTCTTTCATAAATTTCATTCCTTTACAGAAAATTTTTATTACTACTTATTTAGTTTTTATTTGTTGCTAAATTTTAGTTTATCCATCAGTACATTTACCATATAATCAGGAACATAATACCTTTTCCTATGTTTCTTGCGTTTTGATGTGATACTTAAATCAGGATACTTACCCATTTCCATTTTGAGTATATTGTGTTTTATTAGTAAATCTTTCTCTTCTTTTGTGACTTGTTTCAAGTTAAATTTAATTCTCCTTTTATATTGAATTTTTATTTAGTTTTTTGTTTTGTATTTAATTAGCATTCACTCATCATGAGTAAATTTATTTGTCAAAATAAAAAGAGAGCAAGGTATTAACCAAACTCTCTTCCGCATAAATCCGTTCCAACTTTAATTAATATTTTATTATTAATAAGGTATAGACTCTCCTTAAAAGACTATTATCTATAAATGATTAATAAACAATCAATAAGTGTTAATATTACTTTGTTTATTACAATAATATATAATATTTTATAAAATATAATATATTAAACAAACCCTTTATTTATAGAAGTTTACTGGTAGTTTCTAATTGCGTAACATTTTTATTTCTCATTTTTCTCATTCTTAATTTAGCATTACTTCTTTCTTGTTTTCTTCTAATTTCCTTCCAGCAAATGGAGCAAAATTTTTGACGATTATTTGTAGGTTTGATTAATTTATTACAATTCTTGCATTGAATATAACCTTCAGATAATTTTTTATTAATATTAATTATTATATTATCTACAATTACATCGCCAAAACTAGACCATAGAGTAGTTTTATAATTGCTTTTTTTATTCTTATATAAATATTCAATTAATACATCAGTAATATACTTTTTATTATTATTAATACTAAGAATATCTTCTCTGATTGTTTTATACATATAAATAATATTTTTTACCTTGTCATTATCGTCTTCTTTTTTATTAATTATAAAATATTTTTTTAAATCTAATTCATTATACTTATCTATAATCTTTATTGCACTATCAATTGTAATATCTATATTATTACTACTCATAAGCATTTTATAATCAAACTTATTTAATCCTATTGATTTAAAATTAATTCTAGTATTAGGAATAATATCTTGCAACATATTTACTGTACTATTATTTCTTTTCTCTACTTGTTTGATTGTTTTATTTTTTGCATATATAAAAAAATTAGGAAGTTTGTTTTTAGTATATTGTCGTATCTTTTTATTTAACTTTATTGGTCTTTTAGGTTTATATAATGTCTTTGCATAATCTATAATAAAATTATTCTCCATACATAATAATTTTATTATATTTAAATCAACATCTTCACTATTCCAAATTTTAGAAATATCATTACTAATTATACCAATATTACCACCTTTATATGCTGAAATTAAACCGTTATATATAGTTAAATCATTTATTTTTTCTTTACTTGCGGTTTTCATTTCATAATAAAGTGGAACTATATTTTTCATATTTCGTTCTGCAATATTTACAAGGTCTTTTTCAGCAATTACTAAAGACTTATCTCCATCTACCATGTTATCCATACTTTCATATGGCACAGACTATATCTTCATAATAATATATCTCAATACTATTATGCTTGGCGTTTCGAGTTATGATTTTCACATAATCTCTACTCTACTCGGTTATTCAGAAATATTTTTCAATTTCTTATCCTTTCGATAGTCGTTAGAGGTTATTGGTCTATTCTTTATAACTATAATTTAATAAATTTAAATCCCTTATATGGTGTGTCAAATTTAATGCTTCTTCTAATTCCAACCCTTATAACTTCTGGATTGTTTGAAAAACCATGATTTTTATGTAAATATTCACAACATAAACCTATATAATCAAATTCTTTTACAAAATTTATATTATCATCATATAATTGTATTTTTGTTGACATTCCATTTTGTATTCCTTTTCTTGATTGTTTTTCTAATGCTAATTGTGGATTTTCCTTATATTTTATTTTTAAAGTATTATTGTTATAATTAGGATTAGAAGAACCATTTTTATTCTTATTAACATTAATCAACCAATCATCATATTTATCTCCCATTCTTTCTTTTGGAGAAATTCCAAATTGACTATTTTGTTCTCCTTTATGTTTTTCGGACATTGCTCTTTTTGTTGATTCAGAATGTGTATACCCACTAATACCTTCACCACCATTTGTATAATTACAATTACATTGATTAATTAATTTGTATTTAGCAATAGTATCAATTTCTAGTTTAAATGCTTCATCTTCTTTTAAATTAGAATATATTATTCTAACATTGCAATTGTATTTATTTTTATAATTTATAAAGTGTTTATTTCTAACAGATTTAGTAGATAATTTATATCTTCCATCAATTCCTTTACCAACATAAAAAACATATCCTGTATCAATATTATACCATTCATATATGTAATAATTATTTTTTACTTTTAAACCTCCTCTAAGTTTAAAAGAATAGACCAATCTTCCTACGGGATTGTCGGTGACATTACTCAGTACGATTTCCCCGTTAGCCATATAACTATTTTTTTAATGTTATATGACACCCTATTTTTATAGGTTAGCCAAGTTTTTATTCGACATATAATGTCTATCGAATTGTAATATTTTTGAAATTAAATCATGACAACTAGTATATACACCATTTGTAATAAACCAATTATCTTTTTTATCATCTATAATATTCTTTCTTATCGCATGTTCTCTGAAAAGATGTGGACTTCTCACACAATCTAATTTTTCAATATCTTTATATAATTTACAATATACTTCACCATCTTTAAGTAAACCTTTTGGTTCTTTTTTTAAAATAAACCACTCACAAAATGAATACAAGTCAGGTATGATAAAAGTATAATTACTAAGTTGTTCTATTTTAGCTGACCATGCCTTTCTTACCATACTTTTCTTTACATTTTTCAAAATCTCTTTACTATATACATCACTCAATAATTCAGGATAAATTTCTATTGCTTGTTGTAAATAATTTTTATCATTATTCGATTTAGTTACCCCTAATACTTTTAACATGGTTTTTCTATCATTACCTATATTTAATATATCTTTTTTAGTTTTATAACAAAGTTTTTCTAATTCATTATATGTAATATCTGTTAATGATTGAAGTATCTGATAACTAATCTCTGCATTATTAAATAAATCACCTTCTTCATTACATTTACCTGCTTGACAATGATAATATTTGTAATTTTCTTTATAAATATCCCAACCATATTTTATTACTTTATTATTTTCATCTAATATATTAGGGTAGTATTTCCACATTTTAAACTGACTTTTTACAAAGATAACTTCTATATCATCTTTTAATAAATCCCATTCTTTACCAAAAATATCTTTAACTTTACCATAATATTTATTATTATTTGTATTTTCATTTGCTTTATGTATAAAAGAATCAAATAAAAATGGAGATAATAAACCTTTTATCCAAGGTAGACGCACCATCATATTTTTTTTAGATACTCTTGGTAATATCATTCCGCAACCATCCGTATGTGTAATTGGAACTTTCATTGTTTTTCTTGTGACTTCATAACTTATATCACTAATAAAATCTACTTCACCTTCAACTAATGTTTCCATATCTTCAACAACAATTGCTTTATCAATATTAAAATCTGTCCATTCATCTGTTGCAGAATTACACAAAGCTAAATATGCAAGATATTTATTAATGTTAACTCCTTCTAATTTATTAATATTATCAATTGTTAATCCACACATTAATGTATTTTGATATTTTTTAAATAAACTTTCTTTAATAAAAACTGATTTTTTTGTTCTAATTTGTCCAGCAGAGGAGGAAAAATAAATATACTTTTCTCCTCCATAAATAAAACCATTAAGAACAATATCTTTAAGTACATCAAAAAAATAAGTCTGAACAATAAAAATATCTGTAGTAAGTTTATCTATAGGTATTTTTAATGTCCTAGTTAAAACTGAATCAAACATAGAAATTACTTTATGAACACTTAAGCAATCTTTATTTAAAAATCTAATATCAATATTACATCTTAATTCATTCTTAAGTTTATCTTTAAGATTTCTAATTCTTCTATTTGCATTTGTTATATATTTATCTAATTTATTTAATGTTATATTGTCTAAATTCTTTTTATTTCTTTTTTCTCTCAAAGTCTTTCTAAATAAATATATTTTATTTAATTGCTTATGTATTTTCATTTCTTTTTCATTATAAAAACAACTTGTATCAACCATATATAAATGTATTTGTTTATCTAGTGCCAAATATATTGCCCTCCTTTTTAATAAATATCAAAATTATAGTCAGGTAATTTTATATTTAATTTATTAATTGCATCAATAATAGTTTTTTGTGTTTTTACATCATCACAATAATTATAAAAAATATAATTCGCAATTGCTCTTTTCTTAGTATCTTCTTCATCTAAACCTAAATATTTTAAAAACTCTATTAACTCATAATTAATATCATTATATTCTAAATTCAAATAATTCATTAATTTTAACAAATCATCCAAATAAAAGTATTCTAAATTATAGATAATATCTGTTTCATCTTCTTCTCTATAATTATCTAAATAATACATTATAGATTCATCACCATCCCAATCAGGATATTCATGTTCTGGTGTGAAGTTATCATATTCATAACTATTGCAACTTTCTTCAAATTCTTTTTCTGCTTCTATCAAACATAATTTAACTAAATTTAAATTTTCAATATTAAAAATTCTTCCTTCATCTATTTTGTATAATTTTTCTGTAATTATTTCATTTTCTTTTTGTCCATAATATGAAAAAACTATTTCTTTATCATTATCTAAATAATTTATAAATTGAACCTCAACAAAACCTTTAACCTTACCACCTTTTAATTTATTAATTACTTTAAACTTAACAATTTTTTCTTCATCTATTGTATAATATTCTTTTCCTATTTTTAAATCTTTTAAATTTATCATAATATAATCTCCTTTTAAAATTTATATTTATAAAATATTTAGTTTAGTACAAGAGATATTTCACTCTTGTACTAACGTCTATCTAATCACTATCTCCTAATCCCAACTAACTAACAATCCATCATATAATCATTAAACCTCTCATAAACTTCTTCTTTCCCAATCCCATATATACTTTCACACTTCTGTATAATTCCACCTTGTATCCATTCAAAAACATTTCTACTCTCAAACTTATTGTCAATATAAAATGGTTGACTACCTTTGAATTCCAACATCATACCTACACTTTCATTTCTAACTCCATGACCTTTAACTAAATAATTATATTGTGAGAAAATAACTTCTAACCACAATTCACATCTTAATTCATCCTTAAAACACTTCATATTATCATCCATATATTCTATATACTCTGCTTTAACTTTTATATTATTAGAAATTTCTTCACCAAAAGTTTCTACTACAAAATTATGTAATTTTTCTTCCATAATTGTTTCAATTTCATCTAAATCATATTCAGATACAATAAAATTCTTGTCAATAGTCATAATATTAATCTTCTTTATTATTTATAATTTATATTTATTGTGTTTTATCTGTCGTTAAACTAATCAAATCCATCATCAACTTTTTATCTTTCTCACTCATATAATTAACTTTATGTACAACATCAATCAACTTTTCAATAGAATAAGTCGATATACCACTTAAAGCATTGCTAACTTCTTTAATCTGACTAGTAACCTTTTCTAACTCAGGTTTTAATTGTGTAATCTTATTTTTCAATTTATAAATCTTCTCATCATGCTCTCCCCATAATTCTTCTAATACTTTTTGCTGTTCATCATAAACTTTTTTAAGTTCAGTTTTATAAGTTAAACCAAATGATTTCAATCTTAATAAATCATCATCTAAACTTTCAATACTATTTTGAATATCTAATTTTCTTTCTTTAATTAATTTATCAACAAAATTCTTTCTATTATCATCTAAATCTAATTCTTTAAACATTTCTGCTTGTTCTTTTGTGACCCAAATTAATTCTCTGTTATCACTCATAATATAATCTCCTTTATTTATATTTATTATTTTAAATTTATATATAAATACTACTTAATATCCTATAATTTCTAGAATTAATAAATAATTCTCCTTATAAAATTCACTTCTGCATATCTTATCACAGAATAAATTGTTATCTACATCTTTCACAATATCTCTATCCTTACTATCTAATTCCTTTAAACAATTAGCACAAAAATATGTATTATCACTATTACTATCATTAATCTCTTTAAATCCATTACTCCTTTCAATTATATTATTATTTTGTCCCATATAAATTCTCTACTCCTTGCTTCCTACCCATATCATCTAAAATTTCACTACTAATTTCAATATCTACAAAATCATCACAATTATTAAATAGCACTGATTCTAAATCCTCACTATTAACATGATAACTAAGCAATCCATTTTTATCATCAATCTTATTTAATAGTCTGCCTGATTCATTAAATAATATCTTACAACCTTTCATAATTTTAATTTCTATTTGATTATTTGAAGAGTAGCATATATTATATAATATGTCTGATATGTTGATTGTTGATTTAGTAGTGGGGGAGTATGATGTATAAATATTTCCGTCATTATAAATAAGTTTCCCACTATAAACATGTAAATTCTTACTTATTGTTTTATTATTACCCATATGTAATTCCTTCTTTCTATTTTATTTATTTTTATAATCTATGAAATTTATTTTAGTGATTTACAAAGTGAAATTTAAACATTGCTTTGTAAATCACTAGCCTTACATCAATCACAATTCATGCAATGTATTTCTAACTCTTCTTACTAACCAAAACCATTTTTCTGTTTCATATTTCTGTCTAAGCAAATCATCAATATCAAACCAATAACTTTTAAAATTGCCACCATTCATAAATTTAACCATTGCTAAATATGCTTCATCACTTGTTAATTTATTGTTTTCATGTTCTTCATTAAGAATTTTAGCACTATTCATTACTATTGGTGCTTTTCTAGCAACAGTTTTTACACGGTCTATTCTTAGCATAATAATCACCTCAAGGATATTATACCACTTATTATTATATTTATCAATATGTATTTTTATTTTATGTATAATAATTATATTTCCATTTTATAATTCATTTTTAAATACATTTCATCTAATTCTTTCTTAAATCTATTTTCCAGATCCTGAATACTTTCTTTTGCTCTAAACTGATTCCAAGACCTATTATCCATATCTTTAAGTTTTCCCCATAAATCAGGGTAATATATGTATAGATTTCTTAATTCTCTTAAACTAGAGAAAGGACAACACCAACAACTAACTCTATTAAATTTAGTATACAAACCACCCCAATCAAAACCTTTATCATAACAATATTTTAATGCTTCCCCTTCTGTCATTTTCCAATCAATTAATGGATATCTTTTAAATTGATTATCATCTACTCTATTTAATTCATCCATACAAATACCTATGTATTGAATATAATTGCCATTATTATACTTCTTATTTAAATATGATTTTATTAAATCTCTTTTTAATACTGAAGTACACCATCTATTTTTACCTTGAGATGCCCATGCATATCCTTTTTGTCCTTTATTTTTTCCTCTTGTTTTTTCATGATCAAACATCCAGTAGTCGAATGTACGATTTTACAAAATCGTACATTGCATATTTATGTATTGTTTAACATTTTCAATATGTTTATAAAGTTGTGGAAATTCTTTTGTTGTATCACAAAATACAATTTCATCTATTTGCATACCCTTTTCAATCATCATTAGCAACATTGCTGTTGAATCTTTTCCACCTGAAAAACTAACTATGTGTTTCAATATGTAATTTCTCCTTTTGTATTATTAATTAACTGATATATTTAATCAAACCAATTGTAAAACCTCATCCCAATCATATCTAACAATATTACCAGTTTTAATATCAACAATCTCTCTATAATAATCTCCGTCTATCATCATATACCCATATTCCTTTAATATATCTGAATTAAATTCATTAGTTTCATATGGAGCAAATACCAATTTCTCTTGATTAGTTTCTTCATCCAATATGTATAGGTTTGCTTCTATGTTCCATGATGTGTATATTGCTTTAGGTAAATTATCTTCTATGAAATATCCACTATCACCCATATTGTTTTCATAATAAAATTTCATACCTTTATTTCTCCTTTATTAGAATTTATTTTTATCATTAAAATAATTCAAATTAGCGACTTAAAATCACTAAACATAAACTTACACATGAATTTTGAATTCAACCTAAAATATCTTCAATTTTTACCAACAAAAACATTAATAAACTATTGTTATTATTGTATTTGTAAGCATTTTTAATATTTTATAAAATCAAATCGCTTACAAATCCTTAATCTATAAGGGTTTTGACGCATTTTATAAAACTATGTATTTTTATATTGAGGTACGGAATTCAATCAAAAAATTATATATTAAACTTTACTATTATTATTACCTTCTTTCAATTTTGATTTATGTTCTTTTAATTGTTCTAGTTTTCCTTTGATTTGTAATTTAACACATTCATGTAATACATCTATATACTTTTCATCACAAATATAAATACTTTCTGAATCACCTTCACATAATAAATTTAATTTTACACCTTTTGATTCTAATTGTGGTACAATATTATTACTTGTTTGTGTAGAAGGGAAGAAGATACCTAGTTTGTTTTTATCATATCTGTATATTTCTATATTATATTTTCCTTTTAAATATGTATTATTTTTCTTTGTGTGTTTGTCTATAATTGTTTTTTGTGTTAATAAATCAGACTCGTAAAATAAAGTATAGATACCTAAATATTTATTTATGGAAACATAACCTCCTTTCTTATAAAATTTATATAAATTTAACTTAAACTTTATTTAACCTCCTTTTCTAATATTGTAAAAGTAACCATAGAATTATCTACATATTGTAATAATTCTGTTCTAATTATATTAGTTATTTTATCAAGAATAATAGGAATTGTTTCTGGTTTGTTTGTTTCAAACTCAACTTTATATTCATATTTATCCATATAAATTATTCTCCTTTCTTATAAAAATCATCATAACATTTATTTTCAATTTTTAACATATTGCAAATATTCATACCATTGTCATCAATCCAGTTTAAAAATTTAAAAACATTACATTCATTATATTTAATTTCTATATCACAAATGTTTTTATATCTACATTCTTCTGTACAAAATTTATCAATTATACATTGATTTATAAAATTAATAATAAAAACCTCCTTTCTTTATGGATTTGTGTTGCTTTTTTTAAGATTGCTTGTTTATGTATTTGTTTATTGATTAATTGTATTATAGCATGAGAGTAGGTTATAAGTCAATATATTTATTTTTATATTATGTTAAATATTTAATATATTATTATATACCTTTATTATTATTCGATCTCTTTTCTGCAATATCACAATAATCCTTATTCATCTCAAAACCTATGTAATCAAATCCTAATTCTTCACAACTGACAGCATGTGTACCAGAACCTTCAAATGGATCTAAACATATACCATCAGGAGGAGTAACTAATGTAACTAAATATTTAATTAATGATAATGGTTTTACTGTAGGATGATTATTACCTTCACCACGTTCTTTTTTACTTGCTTTAGCACAATACATAAAATTTGCTTCATAATCATTATTATCATAGTTACATTGTTTGAAGAATCTACTTCCTCCACCTGTATCACCATGTTGATTTTGCATTGTAGTAATCCCTCTTAAAAATCCTGTATTAGATTCTCCTTTATAAGCATCTTTATTTTCTTTTACTTTGCCACTTTTAGTAATACCACTCTGTGAATCTAAGATTTTACCTGCATATTCATCCATAATTATATTTGCAGGAAATCTGCCTATTTGGTTAGCAGGACTTGCTTTATCTAAAGCATATTTACCATATATTTTATCATCTTTATCTGAATAATTAGTTGTTGGATTTTTAGATGCTTTTTTATCCATTATAATTTTGTCTTCTTCTGAAGATTCAACCCTACAATCATCAATATTAATTCCACCAGTGTTCCATTTTAGAACATTATCTACTATAGTTTTTTCACTTAAAGGTTTTCTTGCTACTATAATTGGTTCGTGTGCTGGTTTTAAATTCGTACCCCAACCCTCGAATTGTTTTGCTTCGTCTGTTACTGGTTCTGTAATATAACCATTACTACCATGTCTTTTTCCTATTTCAGAAGAAAATCCTGTAACATTACATGACGCTAATCCATTTGGTTGACGATTAAAATATTTTCCTTCTCCAACAATTTCTCTTTCTGCTCCAAACTGTTTATCAATTTGTTTACTTATATCCATTGATTTGGGAAATCCACTCCCGAAAATCCAGTCAATTTGATCTCTAATTTCAAATCCTGCCAATCTTAAACTTATACACATTAAATCATATGTACGTGTTCCTGCAAAACATAATAAGTATCCTCCTGGTTTTAATACTCTATATGCTTCTTTCCATATAGAAGGATTAGGAACAAATGAGTCCCAGTCTTTTCCCATAAATCCTTTTGAATTATGTATGTATTCTTCATTATTTAACCAATTAGTTAATACTTCTACTATATTAGGTTGTTTAGATAATCCATAAGGTGGATCAGTGACGATTGATGATATAGAATTATCAGGTAGTAATTTCATACCTTCTTTACAATTTTGATTATAGATTTTATTTAGTTGTAACAATAGGGGAGTCCTCCTTTTTATTTTTATATTTATAAAATAGTTATATTATTTATTTAAATCTAAATTAATAATGAGTTTATATCTATATTGTATTTTTTGCTTTTTTCTTTTTCTCTTATCTATAATAGAAAAACCAAAACAATTTTCAATATATTTCATTACTCTATTGAATGTAATATGGCTTTTACATAAATTAAAAATATTACATTCAATTGCTTTATTCAATATCTCATCTCTATCTTCTTTTTTATAAATCCTATATTTCTCTAAATCTTTATGAATATCAGAAATAACCCATTTAGATTCTATATATTCTAAAAAATCAAGGATATTATGTTTTAATACAGAAATTTTAGAATTATAAATATTATAATTACTATCAAAGTCAATTTTATTTAAATACTCCTGTTCTCTTTTAATTAAATTTTCTTTACCTTCTAATAATTCTAGTATTTTAAAATTAAATGCCAACAAACCATATGTATTAAAATCATCTTGTAATTTAAAATTATGATGTATATTCTTTATAAGATTATCTAAATGAGTATGCCATCTAAAAGTTATATGTGTACTATGTCCTATATAAACCTTATTGTTAATTATATTAGTAATTTGATATATACCTGATAATTTATTTAATGTAATATCTTTCAAAAAATTATCCTCCTTTACACATTATTAATCTTTATATAATATTAATTTAATAAATTATTTAAAATAATTATATCTAGTTATTAAATAATCTTTAAGTTTATCTGGAAAAACAATGGTTGAATACGGTCTAGTAATCGCTACATATACAATATTTGTCTCTTCATAATAATCTTCTATTTTAAAATCTTTATCACTACCTCTATCTATAAATTCCTTTCTGAAAACCATAGGGATATCAAATATATCATCAGATACATAAACAGGAATAGTGAAGGTCATGCCTTTGCTTTTATGACAGGTAGAAAATAAAACATCTGCCTTATTTTTGTCTTTAACTGTGTTATTCTTAATTCCATCAACTATTTTTGGAATAAGACTACCATATTTTTCAACCAATCTATTAATTGCAAGTAATTCAATATCTTGCACACGTTCAGCATATTCAGTCATAGAAAAATAATCCTCAAATTTATTAAATAATTGATTTTTTACTTTATGTCCTTGAGAGAACCAATATCCATCTTTCAATGTATTAAAATTATAACCTGAGTATCCTCCCTCGAAGTAAAGTTTAGCAAATTTATTAGACTTTATAACTTCTATAACTTCTGCTAGAATATAAGAATTAGTTCTACATAAACAAACATAAGGTTTTGATTTATCAATTTCATGTACAATTGTTTGTTTATTATTAAATCCCTTCATATTAATATCTATTTTATAAATATCTTTAATAAGTAAATTAGCTATATTTGCAATATTTTGACTTACTCTAAAAGAAGTAGTAAGTTTATATTCTTTTCCATCAAAATGATTCATTATATTTGTTGCTTTCCTCCAACCATATATCATCTGAAACATATCACCTACAAGAACAACACCTGGAACATTTGATGATTTTATTATGTCTAAGATTAACATAGATCCATCCTGCATTTCATCCCCAAGAATAATGTCGAATTTTGAAGATAAATCTTTTTTACTCAAATGAAAAAGTTTAAGGTAAAAATCGTGAGTAATCTTAATATTGTTATTATAATCTTTCATTAAATTCCATAATCGTTTTGAATATTTAATAATTAATTCTCTTTCATCTGTTGTATTACCATTTATATCTTTAAATAATTCTAATTCTTCAAATTCTATTACATCAGATAGCATATATTCTTTCATCATTGCATTTATTTTTACTGCTAATTCCATATCTCTATCCCAATCTAATTTTAAATCTTTAATAACATCAACAGCATTATAATTTAAAGTTAATTTATTTTTATAAAATTTTCCTACATAACCATAGGCTAATCCATGTTGAGTTTTTATTGTGACATGATGTAATTTAGTATATAATTTATCTGCTTCATCCTTCATTGATCGGTTATACACAATATAGAGAATTTTTTTAAAGGGACGTGTTTTAGCATAGTAATATAAAGTCGTGGATTTGCTAGAACCTGCTAATGCAGCAATTTTAATTTTTTCTTCCTTTGCAAATATAATATCTTTCTGTTCTTGCGTTAAATAATATCCTTCTTCAGACATATAATCAGACAATTCAATATTAACATCATCAAATGATTTGTTGTAATATTCATTTTTTAATATATCTAAATCTTTTTCAGATAATATTTTTTCATTATTCTTTAACATTAAATTAAATTTTAATTCACAATCTTCACTCCCATTAGGATGAGAAAAATATTGTCTACTAATACCAAAGTTCCTTATTAATTCTTCTTTACATACTGGACATATGTATGTTTCTTCTTTAATAGATTCTATAATATCTACTAATTTCCCATATTTATTTAATGCTTTTTTCATGTGTTAATTTTATCTCCTTTTTAATTTATTTAATTAATGTTTATTATTTAAATCATTAACATTAATATGATTCTTTTCTGCTGCTGTGATTATTATTTCTTTAGTTAAATCTCTATTAATATCTTTAGGTACAGTTAATTCAGATAATGATTTAAAATCATTTATATATGTATCTGCTAATCTAAATTTTTTTATATAATTAATTTCTTTTGGGTCTGCATTACAATCTTCCAATAATTTATTTAATTTATCTTGTTCTCTTTTATTAACTCTTTTTGCTTTATCTTTAATATAATCAATAAAAATATTATTAAAATTTTCAATAAATTTTTCATCATTATAATCTACTATATAATCAAATTTAGATAGAACTTTTTGAACTTCTATTTTATTTTTACAAAAAATATTATATGCTTGATATGTAAATAAAATTTTTCTTTTAAAAAGTAATTCACTTAATTTCTTTTTATATATTTCAGATTTTAATCCATAAAATTTTTCTCTATTATCAGTGATTCCAGCTTCTTCTTTTGCTTTATTTTCACAATCAATTACAAATTTTCTGTCTTCATCTGAGATAATTTCATCTGGTGAATTACAATCATAATTAATATTGATTCCACTAATACTTTCATTACGAATTAATTTTCTAACTTTAGTAACTGAATCAAATTCTATCAAATCTAATCCACTTGAATTGCTTAAAATTTTTAATACTTTTTCCAAATAGTACCTAATACAATCATCCATTTTATCAAAATAATCAAAAATAATATCACTATTCAATTTTAAATGTTCACCACTTCTTTTTTGATTAATTCTAATAAATGAATAATTACTATTAATTATCTCAAACCTTTGTGCCCATTTTATAAAAGATAAAGTTATTTTATAATTTTCATCTTGTTCAGTTAATAATTTAGTTAATATTATAGGAGTTATGTATTGTGATAAACCCTTAAATAATGGTAAAATTAATCCATCTTTATCAATATCAATATTAGAAACTTTATGTATAATAAATTTACCTTGTCCTACATCTTCTATTTCACAAAATTTACTTGCTTTAGTTAAAATTCTTGTTTTTGCTGTACTATTTAATTTTTTATCTCTTTTATAATTAAATATTTGTTTGTCTGTACCAAAATAATCTAATAACTTTTTAGTATCTATTTCTCCCACTTTTAATTTCATAAAATAGCATCTACTCCTTATTATTAATGGATTTATTTTATTTTTTATGTGCTACAAAGTTTTCTAATAAGTATTTATATATGTAGACAAATTGTAGTACATACAAACACACTATAAACACAATTATATTAATACTTTGTTAACTATTTAATCAATAAAAATAATATTATCTTTTAAATACTAAAAAATAAAATCCACAAACAATTAATACAGAAATTAAATGCACCTTTTCCACCTCCTTTAATAATATTAATATTAATATATTTTAACTTGTTTACATTATACACAATAATAAAATAAATGTCAACACTTATTTATATATTATTATTATATAAATAAAAAATAATAAAAAATAAATATTTGGACAGATTTATTTTCCCCGTTTAAACGGGGAAAATAATATGGACAAAAAACCGCTGAAAGCGGAACATATACTTTTCCTGTCCATATTATACTAAATACTAACATAGAAGTCAATAGAATAATAAAATAAATATTAATAAATAATATACTTCATAAAATATACCTAAAACTACAAATATAATTCACATCTACAAACCAATCCTCAAATTATTAATTTTCTTCTTAATATTTTCTTTTCTTGCATGAGTATATTTGCCACTGGTTGAAATAGAGGAGTGCCCTAATTGATCTTGTAATTCAGGCAATGTTAATATACCTTGTTCTTGTGTAGACGTTGCCCAGTTATGGCGAAGTGAATGCACTCCAACCTTACAATTACCATAACTATTAAATATATAATTAATTGTACTTTTATCTAGTTTCTCACTTCTTTCAGATAAAAATATATATTGACTATTAGCAAATTTATATTTTTCTCTAATTTTTAAATAATCTTTAATAACATTTATTGCAATATCATTTAATAATACAGTTCTTTCCTTATCACCTTTACCAATTAACTTCAATTCTCCTTTTTCTATATCTAAATTTCTCAATTTTAAATTTGTAATTTCTTCTCTCCTAATTCCTGTATGAGCAATAAGAAAAACAATAGCAATATTTCTATCTCTATGCAAACTATACTTATTACTAACCTTATCTAAAAAATCAGATACTTGTAATTCTGTTATATTTGTTGGATTTCCTTTACCTTGTATTTTAATGAAATCTCGCTTTATAATTTTTATACTATCAATTAATCCTAACATTAATAAAAATTCATTAAACGATTTAATTGCAGATAACTTCCTATTAATAGAACTAGATGATAAACCACTAATATCATCTTTATATTTAATAATAGAATCTCTACTAATCTCATCATGTAATGTAAAGAAATGATTTAAGTCTGACACATATGATGATATTGTATTATTTGATTTTGCTTGATTAATTAAATAATTTTTATATTGCTCAATTTTATTTTTCATATTATATACTCCTTTTGTAATTTATTTGTAAAATAATTCTACCATAATAATATTATTGTTGTCAATATGAATATAAAAATAATTTTATAATATTTATTGCAAAAACATCACCTAAATATTACCTATCATAAATCACATCCCACACAAATATACTCAAATATAAAGTTTAAGACGATTCTAAATAATATGCAACAGACCAATTTACTAACTATTGTTAAGACGATTTTTAAGACCACTGAATTATCACATTTAATAAACAAAAAGGAGGATAGGAAATGAGAATATCATTTAAATTAAACAGAGAATATGATACAGAATTAATCAAACAATTAGAAAAATATAAGGATAGAAATTTATCACAAGTTATTAGAAAGATATTAAGAGATAATCTAGTTAATAAGAATAATAAAGTTGAAGTTGAAGATGTATTTGCTGAAGATAAACCTGCATCCAATACGGATAATGTTGAAGTTAGGAAGATTAATAAGAAAACAGAGATTAATAAATCTAAATCAATTAAATGGAATAATCCAAAATTAAAATAATAAAAATATAAGGAGGTATACCATGTATAAATATATCTTCATCCTAATTTGTTTACTATACCCCACCCCTTGCTATGCAATGACAGTATATGGTTTAATGCAAGAAACTGTTGGAGTAGGTAAACCAGGATTTGCTATATTATTAATAGTAGGTTTTGCTATTGCTGCTTTTATAGGAGAGCAAATATGTAAAATAATAGGTAAGCAAAATTTTGCTGTATTGGTAGTAATAGTTGCTACATTTGCAGCCACACTTACAATGTTAAATTCAGGTTTAGAAATAGTGAATAAATTATTAGCATATTTCTAGGAGTGATAAAATGCTATTAATAATTCCAATATTAATATTTGTAATAACTTGTTTATGTCTACCTCAGTTAATGATACAGACACTAATAGGAGTATTTGGATATGTGATTTGTAGAGCATTGAGTAAGAGGAATATGGCAAAAATGATAATTGTTATAACTATATTTTCTTGTTTGAGTATTATTATGGAAAAAGTATTACCTATAATTGAAGAGGAACAAAAGAAACAAAAATATGTAGAAGAAAAAATAGATTATATTAAGAAATATATTGATCCAACTGCTAAATTATATACTCAAGAACAAGTAGATAAATATATTGATGATAAAATAAATGATGGTATGCCTGATAAATTAAAATTTATTAATCAGTATCCTAAAGTTAAATATGATAAAAATAAAGAGGAGTGATTAATAAAATGATACAGAGTATATTTATCAATAAATGTATAGTAGGAATAATGGCATTGTTCGTTATGTTTGGTATGAATAATTTATTGTTTACTAAACATGGAGTGATAGATGCTAAAATTTATAGACATGAAAAAACTCAATATGGTAATAAATTTTATGGTGATTTGATTATTGGAGATAAAAAAATGCCAATCATAATAAATGTTGAGGAAGATACTAACAATAAAACATATAATTACAATGAAGATAAAACTTATGATGAAAATAAGCAATATAATGAAAATAAACAACATAATATTAACAATAATATCAATAAAAAAGAGGAAATAATTAATAAAAATGAACAAAAAATAAATAATAATTCTAATATTAATAAGAAGGAAGATAAGCATAATGAAAATATTAAGATAACTGATGATAAGACACCTGGAAGTTTTACTGTAACAATTAAAAATGATAAAGGTGAAGAAAGAATTATATATCGTGATATGGGAAGTAGAGAAATGTCAGAGATAGATGGTAAATGTTTTGGGAAAATAATTGATGGAGTAATGGAGGATATAAGTAAAAGTAGAGATGGAAGTATACGAAAAGGTGTTATTGAGAAAATAAAAGGATTTAAGGATTATCTAAATAAACCAAAAGAAAGTAAATTGAATAAATGGGTAGATAAAATTAAGAAATAAAAATATATTATAAGAGATAGTAGACAGTAAAATTGCTTATGGGATTATGTTTCACCCATAAGCAAAATAAAAATTAATAATTTATATTCATATTGTTATAATATTTTTCATAATTACCACTTTTTAAATTAGTACCTGCGTTTTCACCATATAATTCTATTGCTTTTTTGTCATATGCTTGTGCTGCATCTATTACATTATTAAAAGATCCTATGTATATACTCTTTTTATTATAATTTATATATGCTTCATATTTATTTCTATTATTTTTCCAATGTACACCTGTGAATCCTGATTTATTTTTACGTGTTTTATTTTGGTCATTAAAACCTTCAGTAACAACTCTTAAATTAGATTTTCTATTATTTAGAGTATTTTGATCTATATGGTCTACTACTAAATTATTTATTGGTTGACCTATTACAAACCAATATGCTCTAATATGACAATTGTTATTTGTAGTGGATAAATAACCCTTATTATCTTGCCAATTATAACATTTTAATATATCTTTATATTCTTTATCAAAAATATAATTATTGTCAGAATTAGATGGAATAAGTATAATAAAATTATCTTTTTCTATAATAGTAGAATTTTTAAAATAATCTATTTGTAAATTATCTTTTCTATAATCAAAATAATTATTATTTTTAAATTTAATATAATATTTATTTCGTTCACTTTTGCATTTTAATAAAAAATTTGATAAAGTAGTATTTAGATTCCTAGTTTCTAGTAAATTACTTTTATATTTTATATGCCATGTAAATTTGCTAATTTTATCATAATCTTCAATATCTAAAATATACTTATTATTATTTAATATTAAATATACTATAGTATTATCAGAATCATCAAAACAAAATATATTTCCTTTTTGATATTTATCAGTTATTAATAAATTATTTTTAGTAAGGTTAAATATATTATTATCTTTATATTTAATATATTTATATTTATCATTATGAATATTCATTAAAAATCTATGTAGTAGTAAATTATTTATTCTTTCGACAATATATTTATTCTTTTCAAATACCCAACTAAAATTTTTAATCTTATCATAATCCTCCTTATCTAATGTAAATTTAATATCTGGTTTATTAGTAGGATATAAGTACATTAAATTTCCTTCAAATTCTATCCTGTTCTTTTTCAAAATAAATCTCTCCTTTAAATTTTATTTGTTTTATGTGTATTATAGCATATTTAAATTATATGGTCAAGCATATATTTATATTAATATTCTATAAGAAGGGAGTAATTATATTATGGTAGATAAGAATAAGATTAAAGAAAATTTTGCTAAGTATCTTCAACAATTATCATATAATCCTGTTAAAGTTAAGAAACCAGAAGATTTAAAAACTTCAATAAAGAAAATGATTAGAAATAGAAAAGGTAGAGAAATAGAAGCAGAGATAGAAAATGTATTCATACAAACTAATTGTTATAATTCCGAAGGTAAATATCCATACCATATAGCAACAAATAAAAAGAATGATAATTGCGTTCAAGTAATGTTTAAATTGCCATATGGATTAAATTATAAATCAATTATTGATAAGGTTAAATATTTCTCTGATTCTATGACGGCACAAGTTAATATAGAAAATAGAAGAGGATTATTAATGATAGAAGTATTTAAAGGTATCATACCTGAAAAATATAGATATAACTTTAATTATATTGAACATATGGATAAAATTATTCCTATCCCTATAGGTGTTAGTGTTAATGGTATGCCAATAATTGTTGACTTAGCTATAGTCCCACATATTATATTAGGAGGTGTAACAAGATCAGGTAAGAGTATTTTGCTTACAGGAATTTCTGATTCCCTAATGCAGAATCATAATGTTAAATTATTTATTATTGATTTAGCAATGACTGATTTTGTACATTTAAAGGATTATTGTGTATTTGGATATAATTTAAATAATGCAGAGATTATATTAGAATATTTAATGCAAGAATTAGAAAGAAGAAGATATTTACTTGTTGAAGGCAATTGTGTAAATCTTATTAAATACAATGAAAAATATCCTGATAATAAAATGAAATATTATGTGTTAATTATTGATGAATTTGCTTTTACTTCTCCTAGAAAAAGTGATGATAAAGATACAAAAAAACGTAGACAAAGATTACAAAGTATTGTTACTGATTTAGGTATGATGTCTGCTAAAACTGGAATACATTTAATTATAGCAATGCAAAGACCATCTAAAGAATTAATACCTATGGAAATAAAATCAAATTTTCCATGTGCTATAAGTTTTAAATGTGTTAATTTTGGAACATCTATGACAATATTAGGAAATACAGATGCTTATTATTTGCCTAATATTAAAGGTAGAATGATATTTCAATATGGATCTAGACAAATGGAATTACAGGCTATGTTATTAGAGCAAGAAGAAGCAATAGAAAGACTTAGGATGTATGATAAGATAGATGATAAATTTAATAATTATAATAAAGCATCATACTTCCATAAAGGTGATGATATTTATGTTGGAGAACAATTTCAAATACAAGAACATGAACACCAGACAAAAAGGTTATTACCGAGATAAGTGTATAGTAGAAGCAATTGAAATGTTTGAAGTATTATCTACAGAGCAAATATATTATTTGATTTTTACTAATATAAAGTTTGGAATTGTTAAGTGTAGAGAAAGATTAAGGGTACTTAAAGAAAAAGGTAAAATTAATTCAATTAGAGTAGATATTAATGAATGTAATTATTATTTTATAGATAAGAAATCTAAATTTATGATTCATGATATTAATAGAAATTGGGGATATATTTATTTACTTTATCTGTATAAGTTTAAGGAATATTATAAATTTGTTGATATCAATAATGAATATGTTTTTAAATATGGACAAAGAGCAGATGGTATAATTGGATTTAAAAATTATGTTACTAATGAATATAGATATGTGATAATTGAAAGTGATAGAGTGGATAGTAGGAATAAATTCAATAAAATTAAAGAGTATATTGATATTTATAGAGAAGGTAGATATAAGAAAGAGTTTTGGTATAGTGAAGTTAAAAGATTTCCTCATGTATTAATTGTTTGTGATAGTGAGAAGAAAAAAGTAAAAGTGTTAGAGATTGAGAAGAGAGATAATATTAAGTTTGTAGTAATTGATGAAAGTATAGGGAAGGAAGTTAAGTTAAGTTTAAAGTTTATTATAGTTACTGTAGATGAAATAAAAAAGGAGATTATTAACTATGGAAAAAGAATTAGTTATTAATTTAGAGGAAGTTGCAAAATATATTAGTAAGAAAGCATTAATACCATATTCAATTGTTTATAGAGTGTTAGAAGTAGAAACTGAATGGATGGAGGAAAACGTATTTATAGAAGAAGAAATAGGTAATTGAATATAATATTTGTAATATTATTTGAATCAATCAGAAATGGTTGATTTTTTTATGTGTTTATATAGTTTGTACATTAGGATATTAAAAAATTATAGATTACTACAATATAGATGAGAATATGAATTACAATATGAGTCAGAATATATATTAGAATACATATTGTAGAAAATATAAATTACCTTGTCCAATACTATATAATTACTATAAAATTAAAAAAGACTAAGAAGTTAAAGGAACGAAAACTTCTTATGTGAGATAATTTTAAGTAAATTTTGGGTGGTAGGTGTAGTGGTGTGTGAGTGGTATGGTATGTGAAATTGTTTAAATTATGCCCCTTGGTTAATTGATTAATTGAATAATTTATTAGTTAATTATATGGTTATTATATTAATAATTTAAAAATATTACAATGAATAAAATTTGAAATAGTGGATATGATATGGGTAAGATTATAATAGGCAAGATAATACAATTAGAAAAAGAAAAAGGAGAAATGTTACATGGAAAATAATATTACAGGTGAATTAAAGAATGAAAATGTTAAAACAAATAGTAATGTTAACGTAAATGTAAAGAATATAATGTACATATCATCAATATTAAGTTTATCATTATTTAGTATAGCTGGTTTTAATATTGAAGATGTAGGTAATATGAGTGGTAGTAATATATTAGGAATAGGTGATTTATTTAAAAGTATTAGTTATATATGCTATGGATTTGGTGTTTTTAGTTTTAGTTTGTTATGGTATTTGGGTTATAATTATAGGGGTTCATGGATGAATATATATTATGATAGGTAGGGAATAGGGTAGATAATGTAAATAGATTTGATATGGTTTTTAATCCTCTTTATGAGAATTATTTTTTGTTAAATATAATGGATATAAAATATTAAAATAATTATAGAAATATATATATTATGGGTAGATTAATTATATAGAAAAAAATAAACATATAAAGGAGAGATATAAATGAAATGTTTAAAATGTGGTAATACTGATTTAAGTATATTGGTTAGAATGATAGTTGAATTTCCTATGGATGAGAATGGGAATATTTATATTAATGATTATGAGGGATATGATGATTTATTAGGTAATGCTATGAGAGATGTTGAGAGTAAAGATAAAATGTATAGATGTTGGAAATGTGGATTAGAGTGGAGAATTGAAAAGTAGGTTATAGAATATTATATTGTATAATATAAAAATTTACCAAAGGTGAAAAAACAATGAATCGCTATAAATCATTGTTAAATAAGCGTTTAAAGCATATAGCATGGACAAGTTGTATTATATTATATACACTTTATCCGATGGATGTTGACTAAAATGTTATGTGGTAAGGAATTGATGGTTATTTGGTTTAAGTTAAATTTGGTAAATTTTTAGGTTATTATTTAAAACAAAAATTATAAACAAAAATTAAAATAGTTTATATAGTTAAAAATCTAACCAACGTATCCAAATTAGGTTTAGTTATATTGGTTGGTTTTTGTAAAAGTGATATAAATGTAGTGTTGATAATGTTTATTAACGATAAATAAAATATAAAAATAAATATTGACAAGTATATTAATTAGTTGTATAATATCAACAGGCAGAAGTATGCCTAATAATAAAATAATAAAAAATATAAAGGAGGAAGGTTATTTGCAAGATGAAATTATTATTAATGATGTAAAGATTCCAGTTATTAAAGAGAGTGAGGTGATATATTATCCAATTAGTTATATGGGAAGTAAGGTATTATTAAAAATATTAACAGGAAATCAATTAATTAAAAATGGATATGGTGAATATATAAAAGAATTGAATATTAATTATGGTGAAGATACTGGAGGATTACAAAATACATATTGCATATCTGAAAATGGATTAAGGGTTATATTAAAGAATAGTAAGGTAGGAAGGTTGAAAGTTGAGCAGAAAAGAGCAATGAATAAAGTTTTAGAATATCTTGATATGGAAACGATTATAGAAGATGAAAGATTTATAAAAACTATAAATATAAATAAAAATAAAATATTAGAGTATTCAGAATATACACAAGATTGTATTAATGATGTATTGCAAGAAGATACTAATATAATATGGCAAAAATGTGGTAAATGTAATAATTATTATCCTTACCATGTTAATTTTTTTGGAGAAAATCCACATGCAGGTCATGAATACCCATTATATACTAATTGTAGAGATTGTAAATGGACAGAAGGTAGGAGTAGAGATTGGATTAGATTAAATGATAAATTATTATCTAGCATATATAGAATATGTGGAATTGATACATATAGATTATATAAAAATAATAATATAATTGGAATATATAAAGATTGGATAGAAAAACAATATTATAATAAATTGCCTAAAATAATAAACAATAAAGAAAGTTTATTAGTTATAATAAAGTATTTATATGAAATTGGAAAAATTACTGTAGATAATTTAATTATAAAAAATATTGCTAAAAAATATAAATTATATTCATTAGAACAAAAAGTTAAATCTAATGAAATATATCAATATTTATTCAACGATGATCCAATTAATTATCCTTGGAAATATCCACATTTTTTATTACCTCAAGATATGAAATTTAATCAATATAAAAAAATATTTAATAATTATATGGAGATTAATAATATAAAAATAGATAGTATATATGATTTTGATTATTATAATATATGTAAAAAATGCAGATTAGTTAGTTATATGAATAGCGATTTGTTAGGATTTGTTATGAAATATTATGATAATAAATATTCTGCTTATAAATTTAAAATTAAATCAGTTAATTATTGGAAAGATAAAAATAATAGAATACAAGCGTTAAAATATTTAATTGAAGAAGATATGAAAACACCAATTGAAAAAGTACCATTATATTTAACATTAACTACTATACGTAAAATACCAAATAATGATACATTATATCATTTATTAAGAAAATATTATAAAAGTAATCTATGGGAATGGGTAAATGAAGTTTATCCTAATAAATTTGTTGAAGAAGATTTTAATATTGGTGTTATTAGGAATGTATTTGATAGTGCAGAAGAACATACTATACATGATATTTTATATGGTAAATTTAAAAATGTATTATATAATCAAAGAAATACAAAGAATACAATCAGAATATCAGGAATGGAACCAGATTGGTTTATATTTACTGATAATGGGGTATGGGTAATTGAATATTTTGGGATAAGTATGAATAATAAAGATTATAACACAAGAGTTACATTTTATAAAAAGAAAACATTAAAGAAAATAGGTAAATATGAAGGTATGAAATGGTTAGGAAAAGTTTATATTTATCCTGAAGATTTAAAGGATAATTTTAAAGGATTAGAGGAAAAGTTAAAGTTAATTAGTTAGATAATTAGATGATTTAATTAATCGTACATATGAAATGACAATATTTATAATATAAAAATAATTATTTATAATCCATTGATATTACTTATTTTAGTAGTATTGATGGATTTGTTTTATTGTTAGAATAAGGTATAATTAATATAGTGTATATAATAATATAGTGGGTGATGGATAAATATTGTTTATGTTGTTTTATATAGAATTGATACGAATATAATACGATATAAAATAGGTTAGTCGCATCGTTATTTAAATTTGATGGGTGTTGGGAATTGATCTGGTGGCATATGATAATGATAATCACTCTCAATTTGTAAACCATGCCCCGGTCTGCTCATCCATCTTTGAATAACTCTAAATATCTCTACATAATTAACCTTATGTGGTGAATTGTTGGATAGAATTGGTAGTATTGGGAATAAATAGTGTATTTGAGTTGTTTGTTTTGCCGGTTGTGTATATGTATAAATGCTAGTAAAGTTATGAGCGGAACCATAATAAACTATTTTATCGTAGATTATTTTGAGGGTAAAAATAGTTAAAATAATGACACAAATAAACCTTAAATAAAGCCAAAATAAGCCTCTATAATCTATCTATAGGTATAAATCCCTAGAACTATATTTACATTTGATGTCGTAGTCGTGAGGCTGTGTAGGATAAAATAAGGTAAGATAGATAAGGTAAGCTGGCTATAGTCGAACCGGAAACAATGAGAGGGTAATCTGTGAAGCTGTGAAACAAAATGATAAAATAAATATATTGTTCCACGTGGAACAATGAGTGCTATAGTATACATTTTGGGTACTGTAGCACTCACTCGGAAAGTATAACATTTGACAGTTTTTGTAACTATTGTATTAGTGTACTAGCAATCTCATACACTGTATCAAAATGAAACACAATTACACAGTGTGTAACTTTATACAACGTATATAAATAAACAATATATAATAATATACAAATACAATATATCTAACAACTCCGACCACTAAAACAGAACAACATAAAACATAATATACATATATCTATATATTCAGATAATACAATATACTATACCAGTGTACTACCTTACTCATACACTCAAATTAATCTCCAATTCCCCACTTTACCCACTTTACATTAATAATAGATAAATAAAATAATAAACAATACTATAAATTATCTATAAAATACATAAACATATAATAATATTATCTAAATTATCTATAATATCTATACAATAAAACTATACTAAACCAGTATACAATTAAACATACATATAATATCTACTATGTACCATACTAAAATATATAAAACTAACAACTAATAAAACTATACATGACAGCTATTTTATTACCAGTCATGATACTAAATAAATTAACATCGTTACCAATACCACTATAGACATGATACCATTTTATATTGCTATATGTTACTCTATGTTACCACAATAATTTCTCCTTAAATAGTATCACTAAAAAAAACAATATAATATACTATATTATATTAAAATAAGTTATATGATACCTATACATATAGACCATATACCATATCATGCTACCATTTATATCAGCATCACAATACCAGCATGTTACCAAACAATTATACAAATATATTAACCTTGTTGCTATCTCTAATCTAACACACATACTAACATATAATGCTTTACTGCTACCACATTAAACAAATATCATGCTATCATAAGTTACCATCAATAATGGTATCAACAAAGTATCACTCATATAAATAAACTAATCAATTCTAACATCAACAAAATATCACCTAATACTTACCAAATTCAAATTCCCACACCTCATAAAACCAATACACCTACACGTTAAAATAATTATACCTGCCTTAAATCCTCTCACAACGCATATAAACCCTATTGTAGTATACCTTAAATTTAAACGTAAAATAAAATCACATATACTAGCACATACAGAATATAAAAATAAATTTATCCACTATAAAACTAAACAAATAATTATATAAACTATTCCAAAATATCACATATAAACAACTAATATAATACTTAGATAAAGTTTAATAAATCTATATAAATATTATAAACTAATTCATATCAATTTTACAATCAAATACCACATGCAAACCATAAACAACCACTAAATATATCTATAATATATATAAACAAATATATCTAATATCTATATTATCTACAACACCCTAACAAACAATCTAACACAATATAAAAATAATACTGTACATTCTAACCCTATTTTGATATAATAGTAGTTGAACTATACATAATTTTAAATTTTTTAAGGAGGCAGACACAATGACAAGAACATACGGAACAATTAAAGAGGTCTATATTGCCGGACAAGGTTGGGTAGCTTACAACTCACAACCACTTAATACTATGGTTATGCTAAATGTAGAATATGACGTATATAACGAAAACGGCGAAGTAGTAAGTAGTGGAACTGAGGACTTCTCTTGGGAGCGTTGGGTAAGAACACAAGGAATAAACATAAACGCTACAATGGCAATAGAAACCTTGCAAGTATTGTCTTGGTTTGCTAACATTTCGTCAACTTCAATGTCAGACACAGACTTATAGTAACATACACAATGATTATGGTAAATGCTGTATAATTTTTCTGGACTTTTACCATTGTCTTTACACTGGTTTAATTTGGTTAATAAGGCTGTTTCCATTGTATTGGTATTTTCTGTAGTAGTAATAGAATTGTTATAAATGAAACAAAATTATGTAAATTTTACAGAAAGAGTAAGATTGGAAAATTATAAAATAGAGGTAAAAAGACTGGAAGATAAAATAAAAAAATTGTTATATTATGTAGAATCACCATTCTGTGACACTAGAAGATATTATACAGAAAAAATTAAGGAATATAGTAAAAAAATAGAAGAATTAAAACATGTAATATCTACCATAACAGTTATAACAGATTAATCTTAGTCTTTTTTGAATGCAGGAGTGACAAAAATTAAATACGGTCAACCTGCATTTTATAAAGGATTATAAATAAAAAGGAGATTGATAACTATGACAAATATTAACATCAATAACTTAAAACTGGCTCATAAAGTTTATACTGAATTAACAGATTTATACAAAACAGGTTGTAGGGAAATACCACAGTATTTTACAGTAGTTAAAAATTATGTAAACCTGCAATATCATCCAAATAAAAATAACAGTATATGGGAATTAGACGGTAAAACTTATTCAATGTACCATACATTTTCCAGCAAATACCAGGACATTAGTTTTAACCAGTTTTTGGAAGATGTTACAATGATGATTTACCGTTTGAATGGTGGGACAGAATATAATACTATAACACTAATTGATTTTTTGGCAAGTGAGGAATACCTTGAGATATTAGACGATTATTTACAAGGACAATCAGAAAATGGTAGAAATGAAGTATACTGGATTTAATTTTTTTACATAGAGCAGGTTAATGTTATTTTCAAAAATTGATTTAACCTGCTTTTTATAAAGAGATTAACTAAACCAAACTAAATAAAGAAGGTGAAACAATTGCAAAGCATACAATATATTACAAAATATACTATAACTATCAACAGAGGCACCATCACAGAAGATATACAAAAACTAGAAATCTATAAAGAAACACCTAAAATTTACTATGTTAAATATCACCATCCGCATAAAATCCACAAAATAGAAGATATCAATGTAATAGCCTATAGTGCCTGGAATCATTATGATGGTAGTCTATCATCTTGGATTTATTTACTAGATGAATCATTAATTCCAGAATATAGGAATAAAATTTTAAATGGCTATAAAAATGGTTTATCAAACCATAAAACAGCTATTATGTTAAATTTGGAAGCAATTATTAATTATATTAAATAATAAAAGGAGTGTTATTTAATGGTAAAATTAACCTGCATAGTTTGTGGAAAAGAAAACACCAGCGACGATCTACTCTACTGCTCCAACAAATGCTACAATTTAGACGTTGCACAACCACAAAAACCAGCAACAAAATTAAAATCTAAAAAATCCAAACAACCTGCACATTATCCCGAACCAAACGAATTTTACACCTGCAACTGTCGCGGAGCCGGATGTCCACAATGCCAACCAAAAAAATATTTATAAATTAGAGCTGAAAAGCTCTAATTTATTTTCTTTGCACGGCCAAAATTATTTTTCAAATATAATTTAAACAACTATAAAAATAATTGTATAAACATATACATAATTTAATATAAATCAAACTATTTTATATAAATTATTTTAAAAAATATAAAAATAAATATCCTAAAAAGAAGGTATTAAAAAAATTTTGGCGAATACTATAGTAGCAACAAAATAAAATAAAAACAGGGAGGCAACAATAAATGGCTACATATCATGTTTGGACGATGGGGAATGGTGTATACGGCAACGCAACAATATCAAAAATGGAAATCCGCGACGTACCCGGACGTCACATAGGGTACGCATATTCCAAAAAGGAAATTTCCCAGGTTATAGCTGAATTTGAAGCAGAAGAAGCTAGACAGCAGACTCCGGAATATTTAGTACCGTTGTTAAATGCCAGCCTAAAAGGATACTGGCAAGTTTGGAGAACTGGCAAAAAAGAAAAAGATTTGCTAGAATCTTTTTTGCAGGACGGAATCGCTTCGGATCGTCCGTATACCTTACAGGAAGTGGAAGAAAAATATTACTGCATTTACAACGGCCATAATTTTACAATCAAGGAGGTGACAAAATAATGCTAAACTGGAACGATTTAACTTTTGTATATGTAGAATTTACCAACGGCAATAAGGGCTTTACCCTTTATAACCCGCAAACTATAATTAACTTAAATTTGCAATATCCTGGTAAATGTCAGTTTAACTACTAAATATAAATTTCCGGTTTTTGGTTATCCGCTAAAACCATATAATATACAAATATTAGGAGGATACAAAAATGACTAACAACACAAACTCCAATTTTTGGGTATGGATAACTGCATTGAACGAAAACAACGAACCATTTGAATTTTTGGACAAAATATCAGCAACAAACCGCTGGCAAGCTGAAGCAAAAGCCCTAGATCAATATCGTTGGGCACAATCAGCAAAAGCAGTATAAAATATAAATATATATAAATACAATTATAACTTAAACCCTTCACCGGGTTTATTTTTTTGCTCATCCCTAATAATTCCCCACCTCACACAATCAATTTTAAGACCACTATAATATATTTTACCCACTTCAACACCTATAATTCCTGAAATCAACTCTCACAGCGATTATTATATAAACATAGATATAATAACTATTCAATCAATTATCTATCAACTATTTAATAACTATCTAACAACTTTCTAACCATACCAAATACTTATACAAATATAAGCAAACTTATATATAATATCTACATTCCAACCAACAAAAAATAAAAATAAATAATTAAAAAAAATTATAAAAAAGAAGGATAAATTAAACCCGTTGGCGAATACTATATTAATATATTTATTTTATAGGAGGTATTCAAAAATGACCGAAACAACTGAAAAGATTATCCTTTGCGCTCATTGCAAACTTGATTTTACCTTATCGGAACTAACCGAGATTAATTATGACTACTATTGCCAAGAATGTATTGATGAAAATTATACCAAGTGTAGCGAATGCAGAGAATTAACCCACAACGACGATATTAAACATGATTGTTCCGATAATGCTTACTGTGAGAGTTGTTACAACGATAATATAATTATTTGCCACCATTGCAAAGACGCTATACATATTAATGATGCAGAGACAACTACCAACGGAGATCATTATTGTTATGATTGTTTTAATAATCATTCTACCCGTTGCGACTGGTGTGGAGAAGTCCACCATAACGATGACATACATAGCAACGATCATAACCAGGATTTATGCGAAAATTGTTGGGAAAATGCCAGTCATTGTGAGAATTGTGGCGAATGGCTACCAGACGATCAAATTTTTGAATATGACGGTAATACATATTGTGAGCAATGTTATAACAATATTGACAAATTTATCCATCCTTACGGACATAAACCAGATCCAATTTTTCACGGTAACACTTCAGACTTTTTGGGAGTTGAAGTTGAACTTGACGAAGGTGGTAAAAGTGAAGCCAACGCCGAAGGATTATTAGAAATCATGAATTTTCAAACTGAGGATAAAATTTACATTAAAGAAGATGGTTCCCTGAATGATGGATTTGAAATAGTCTCTCACCCGGCAACACTAGAGCAACACCTTACAATATTTGATTGGGAAGCACTCTTAACAGAATGTATCAATTTAGGTTATACCTCCCACGATGCAGGCACTTGTGGAATGCACGTACATATCAGCAGGGATGCATTCGGCAACACTGAAATTGAGCAGGACTTAAATATTACCAAACTTTTACTTATAACAGAAATATTCTGGGACAAATTGGTAACATTTAGTCGCCGGGACGAAGTTCAATTATTAAGATGGGCTAAAAGATACGGATTGACTTCAGATTCGGACGAACTACTTAAAACTGCTAAACGATCCAATCGTTACCATGCAGTTAATTTAGATAATTTCCATACGGTAGAATTAAGAATTTTTCGAGGCACTCTAAATTATACAACTTTTGCAGCAACACTTCAATTCTGTCAACTACTTCTGGATACTTGCCGAAACTATAAAATCCAAGATATTCAGCAAATAACCTGGGATAAAGTAACAGCTCATGCCAGCAAATACGAATATACAGAACTCCAAGAGTATCTCCAAAAAAGAGGTTTATAAACACAATGTAAAAATAATTATACCTGCCATAATGAGCAGGTATTTTTTATGTTCAATTAAATTGTATCAAAATAAAAACAATTTACTTGCTAATAACATCTCACTATGCTATAATATAAATTGATCATAATTTTCTGAAAATTAACTACAATTATAAAATAACAGGAGGGTAATAACTATGTGTATAATTTTACATAAGCCAGCAAATACAGAACTCCCGGACATATCAACACTAGAAACCTGCTTCCAAAACAAACAATTCTCACGGGGCCGGATTTATGTATCAGCACGACAACCAGGTACATATTCAAAAAGGTTTTATGACGTTTAAATCCCTTATAACAGCACTTGATCAACTCCAACAAAAAATCAATATAACTAATACTAACCTAACGATCCACTTCCGCTTGGCTTCTCATGGCCGAATAACAGCAGGTAATTGTCACCCCTTCCCAGTAACAAAAAATCAAAATAAATTAAAAGCCAAATCCTGTATAACAGATCTGGCAGTAGTTCACAACGGTATAATTCCATTTACTTCCTATAACAGATCAATATCAGACACTATTTTATTTGTCAGAGATTATCTCACAGAAATTAAAAATAATCTATTTAACCCTATAACAGCAGAGCTTATATCACATGCCACAAAAAGTAAATTTGTCATAATGTCACCTGATAATATACAATTAATAGGAGAATTTATCTTAGATGAATATGATAAATGTTATTATAGCAACGACTCATATATTCCTTATTATGGATATTATGATAAAGAGGAAGAATATAATTATATTAATTATTAATACCCTTTTAAACTCAAAAACAAAAAATAACTAGGAACTAACCAAAATAGTATAGCCAACAAAGCTATACTATTATTTTTTTGCTTAATTCTCAAATCTCTAATCCTCAATAACAGCAGCCCACATAACACCAGCCAAAAATTCACCCTCACAGGACGGCCAATAAGCCACATAAAAACAAATTCAGGTATATTATAACCTATAATTCCTTAAAACTTATCCTATAACAATAATTAGATATAAAACCTATAAAAATATAAAATACTTAGATATAATAATTATTAATACACTATAAACAAATGTAAATGCACTGTAAATTCTATACATAATAAAAAAATAAATATTTATCAAAAACCTATTGCAATTATCTCAAATATCTGTATAATAGTATTTAGCACCAAACAACACAATAAAATAAATACATAAAGCAACGAACCATGAACGCTTGTAACAACTCTTTGAAAACTAAATATAATTTATAGGAGGTCATTTAAAATGGCATTAGCAACACGTTTTGGAAGAAATAGCAACGCTCTTAGGTCGAATATTCCTTTAGACAATTCACAATTATTCAGGATTGCACCAAGCATATTCGCTAATGAAGCTCATGAATCCAGATCGGCAAGATATACCTACATACCAACTATTGACGTATTAGACGGATTGAAAAAAGAAGGTTTCCAGCCGTTCTTTGTAGCACAATCCCGTTCAAGAATTGAAGGAAAATCAGAATTTACCAAGCATATGCTCAGACTTCGCCAAACCGGAGAAATTGAAAAAGCAGAAGCAAACGAGATTATTCTTATTAATTCTCATGACGGAACTTCTTCTTACCAAATGATGGCAGGTTGTTTTCGCTTTGTCTGCCAGAACGGTATGGTCACGGGTGACATAGTGGAGGATATCAGAGTTAGACATAAAGGAAATATTGTCCATAACGTAATAGATGCAGCTTACACCATTGTTGATGACTTTGAAACAGTGACCGAAAGTATCGACGGTATGAAATCAACATTGCTATTACCAGAAGAACAGGAAATATTTGCAGAAGCAGCTTTATCTTTGAAATATGACGAGAACGAAGCACCTATTACACCTAACCAATTATTGTCAACCAGAAGGATTGCAGACAGAAACCCCGATCTTTGGTCAAATTTCAACCGGGTACAAGAAAATATCATAAGAGGTGGCTTGAGAGGAAGAACAGCAAGCGGAAATAGAACAACAACCAGGGAAGTAAAAAGTATAGACAACAATGTTAAACTTAACAAAGCACTCTGGATACTTGCCGATGGAATGAGACAATTGAAACAAGCATAAATTAAACTTAAACCCTGTTTAGTAGCTTATTAAATTAAGTAAAACTAAACAGGGTTTTACTATGTTTTTTTATTTGACTAATAACAGCTAATACCAGTCCAACCAGAGCAACAACAAAATAACATAACAACCTTAAACTTATCACTCACACCACTAAATAACACCTTCCTACAAACCCCATACAACCACTTAAAACCCTTTACACATACATTTACCTACAATTCCTAGAATGACTTGCTATAAAGATAATTAGATAAACCTATACACAAATTTATTATAACTTATTGCTTGTTTATCATAAGATACTTGGATAAAACTATATAAATATATAATATATTGTATATAAAATGTATGTAAGTATTAAATCTAAAAAACTAACGGCCTAAACAATATAAAAATAATGCTTGCTATTAACTAATAACTATAGTATTATATTAAATATACATATTAAATTATTTTAGGAGGTCGTAAAAATGACTAAATATTATGTTGCCGATAAATCAAAACCTGGTTACGTTTGCGGAGTTATACATGATTATGTACCAATTGAATTAAGAGATACACCAGAGGAACAAGCAAGCTATAAAAATAAAAATGACGCTCAGGAATTGGCTGATGAATTAAATATTTTAGACAATACAAATGATTATTATGTTATTGAGTTATAACCTTAGAAATTATCTAAGGTTTTTCTTTTGTCTAAATCAAATAAACAATCTAAAAATAATAATCCCTATAAATTTTAGATAAAATTTATAGACAATTAACACCTAATATGTTATACTTATTTCACTGCAAATTAAAATAAATTTTAGGAGGGCTTTACATAATGAAAAAAGGTTACGTATTCTCTTTTTGGTATAATGGACGTTGGACTAATAACGGGATACTCGAAAATGGTATGATATATACATTTTTAGAAAGTATTAAGAATGATATTGAAATCGGTTTTAAAGCCAATGCAAGAAGAGATATAAGAATAGTAGAATTTGAATATTATAGTGGTAGACAAGGGGAAAAGATGAATAATATTAAAATTATAGAGGAATTATCTTATAAACCAGCCTAAAAAGCTGGTTTTTTTATTGCTCATTATCCCAATAAAAGTATTGTTTTATTAAGATGCAATATAAATATTTTATTGACATATCATTATAAATAGTGTAATATATTAAATAGATAGTAAAAATAAAATTATCTGAGGAGGTTCCCATAATGGCATATAAAATTGCAAAGGCCACAATAACAAGAGATGATAACTTATACTACATATTCGATACAATAGGAAATTTAACAGCAACAACGGAAGAACAAGCGGATCAAGCAACATTAGCATTTTTTAACACAGAAATTAACATAGGATTTATTAAAGAAAAAAGTATTAGAGGGTTAAATAAATGGCAGGATGAATCGGTAAGAATATTAAACATACATAATTTAAGCTGGAAAGATATAGATCAAGGAAAAGAAATAGAAATAGAAACAATATACGAAAAATACATACCTTTAAATCAATTATAAACCATATCTAATATGGTTTATTTTTTTGTATTTAATGTATTAGACATAAATATAATGTTCCTCACCATTGTTCCACGTGGAACATAATCAAAAAATAAATTATCCCAACAAATTAGCTCCAAACTATAGACATTAGACGGCCAATTTGGTATAATGTATTTGTTAGATTATATATTTTATATATCAAAAGGAGTTGATCGAATGAAGTTAGAAACAATAATCAAAAAAAGCACTCAATGCGCAGCATCAATTTAATTTTGCGGAAGAAAATTATCAGAAAGCAAAATATACATATGAAGAAAAAGAAAAACACGATAGAGTAAAATATTGGTATAAAAAGATATCTGACTATAGGGAAAAGATATCTTTTAGCGCAACAACGGAAGAATATTTGAATTATCTAAAGGAATGCGAAAAAATAGAAGAAATATTTAATAGTAGAAAGAGTGCAACAATAAAATAAAATTATCTAACAATATTTCACATATAACACCTTCCCTATACTGCCCAAAACAACAAGGTATAGGAAAGGTAAAATAAAAAGGAGGTTCTACCATGACTAACATAGAATTAACACAAAAGGCCAAGCAATTAAAGCAGCAAATGTCAACTCTCAGGACTAAACCAAAAGCCACGATAAAAGAAATTATTCTATTAATCCAGTGTAAGGAAAAAGGAAATTATCAGGAAATGTATAGCACAAAGTTATATAATAAGCACTCAGGCGAATATTGCGAATACTTGGGATTAATTTAACCTACATTATGTAGGTTATTTTTTTGCTATTTCTCTATAGCAGCTTAACAGCAGCCGTACAGTCAATAGCAATCTATATATTTTAACCTATCACCTCAAAAACAACCTCACACAGTCCCCATTTAACCCTATAAAATCCTTTACACCTGTCATTATACCTTTAATTCCTAGAATCGGCTCAAATATTGATTATTGGATAAAGTTATATGTTATCAATTATATGAATAGTGTAGATAGTATTAATTATAGATAAAATTATTATAGAATATTAAAATATTTATTGCTATATTCGATCTTATCCTTTATAATATTATTAATCTAATACATAAGGAGGTAATACAATGATCATTAAAGCTAAATTTAATTCCAAATGTCCAGTATGCGGAAAAGAAATACAAATAGGTCAAGAAGTATCTTGGAATCCAGGCAGCAAAGCAATTGTATTAAAAATTAACGGCAGAATTCCAGAGGGAAAAATCTTAAGTTTGGAGGATATTGAGGAAATCGGGTATACTCTTAAGTTAATGGTTAGAAATAGTTAGAATATTTATCCAGTTTACAGCGGTATCTGGTTAAAAACCGCTCACCAGAAAATAATAGGATTTAGGAGGAATTTTAATGAAGAACAATAATGATAAAATTTTATGTTATGTAAAATATGCCATGATCGTTGGCAGTGGATGGATATAGTGGTTCTTATGGATTTATATTTATGGTAGAATAGGAGGCAATAATATGTTAAGTTACGATAGAGAAGATTTTGATCAAAAAGTCCCAGAAGAACTATTTAAATTATGGTGTGTCACTGACACATTAGAAATAGAAACTTTTGGGATGGCATTTCAATATAGTTCTAAAAAATTATTTTGCGGCACTTATGAAGAGTGCGAAATATTTCAAAAAGAAAGGAAAGAAAGAAAAGAAAATTTCAAAAAGGAGTGCGACGAAAGGATTAGAATTAGCCGATTAAATTCAATTTGGGAATTAGCTGAGAAAGCAGGTATGACAGTTGGAGGGACAGCAGAAGAAGTCTTGGAAATTATTTTGAAAGAATTAAAGTACAATATTGTGGTAACACGGGATGAAATAATTTGTTCAAAACCAGAATTTATTCATACATATGTAGAAAATATATGTTGCCACATAATGGAAGTTTTTAATATTAAGCCGTGGTAAGTTAATATTTATTTGTGACACTGCTATATTTAGTATATAATCTATATAACAGTGTCCCATGATAAGTATTTTGATTAATATAAGGAGGTATATAATTATGGATTGGGATTATAAAAGGGAATTAGAAAATGTCGTTATGCAAGAAATTGCGGAGCGACAAAAGGATGTTGATAGTGTGTATAGAATAATACACAAATATATAACTATCAACTCGATTAATTGCGGTTTAAGAGACATTCCTGCATTTAATCGGTATAACGTAAATATTCAGTTTGCAACTAAATATTGTTTCAAATTGAATCCTTATTTCAAACTAGAATTACGATCAGTGAATAACTGGAATGTAACAGAAAAGGATATTGCTAAGGATGTAGAAGTCATACTTAGTAATATTGAAGATTTCCTGAAAAAGTTTTTAACCATTTTCCGGGAAAATTAACTAAGGAGGTTTTACAATGGGACATTTCTATGATTCAGAGAAAAATTATCCTCTATATTCTTATTCTAGACCAGATAATTTTCCTCATCTACCAGCACATAATTGTGGAAAATCAAGGATATGTAAAAATATAGATTTAGATGAAAATAACAATTGTAAAAATACGGACAAAACTGTATATGACAATTGTAAATTCTATGAAAAGAAAAGGGAAGGAGAATACCCACAATCAGGAGATCTATTTGTTTTTGGTAATAATTGGGAGGTTGGCAAGAAAGAAGGTCAATTGTCTCAAGAATATTGTATACTTGATGAAAGAAAATATTATTATCTTATTGTAGAAAAAGAGAGTATCCCTTATCAAGTTATAGAGAAAAAGAATTTGATAGGGAAAGTAACAGGAACTTTTAATATTTATCCTGATGGATACTTTAGAATTATTAAAAAGTTAGAGAAAGTAATATTTGTTCGTTGGGTTTGCGGAAGATAGAGGCCAAATGCGGCCTTTTCTTTTTGCTCAAACATGAAATAAAACTTTACTTTTGTATTAATATTACAATATGCTAATATACAATAAATGTAAAAATAAATATATTGATAAAGTTGCCGTACCCTCTTGTATTTATATTAATAATGTGTTATAATGGATAAATGGCATTAATAAAGGAGTGTGGCTTCATGAAAATAACTAGATATGAATGGTTGTTCCAAAACGGAGAAACTAAAGGATTTTTTCAGGGGCTTGATTGTATCAGCTTTAACGGTCATAATTCCTTTGATTTAAAGCATACTCCAGGGCTTTCGATACCTCCATATGGAACATATAGAAAATACCCTCATGCAAAGAGCTATTTTACAAAAAGGGGCTTAGAAACTTTCCTGCATAAAATTGAATTTATAACAAATTTAATAAAAGAGCTTGATATAAAAGGAGTAGAATTAATTAAAAAGGAAATAAATGTAAATAGTAAAAATGCTATTTGGAAAGATAAATATCAAGTAATAATATAGAAAGGAAGTGAAATAATGCAAAATCCTATTTACAAGGTTATAGAATCGGAAAATGAAAGATTGACAGAACAAGCTAAAAAGTGTGACGAATGTGAAGAAAAAGAAACCTGTACGGAATATCATCCTGGGTGGATATGTACAGATGATAAATAAGTATTGATTAACAGGGTTAAATCTATTTATAATATTAATTAATAGAGTCTAAGGACTCTTTTTCTTTTTGCTTAATGCAATTAACACCTTTACTTTTATATTATTATTGTGTATAATGGGTATAGTCAATATGATTGAAAGGAGCGAATGAAATGTCATATACTAAAATTATTAAGCAATGGGAAAGGGAATCTAAGAGAAAGGATAAACAACAAGCAGTCGAAAGAAAACGGCAAAAAGCAATAAATGAAAAATTCCAAGAAGCAATTTATATTGCAAAGGGTAAACAGGGAGAACAAGAAAAGGTAGAGCAGGAAGAAAAACAACAAAGAGTATATGCTAGTAAAAGGGAAATACTAGAAATTATACAGCATAATAACCCTTTCAGTTATAATCAGTTCTTAGTTATGTATGACATATTTTGTTATAATTATGATCAGATATTGTCAGACTTAAGAAAGAATAAAATAACTATAGCTGATATAAAGGCCGTTATTGAGTATATAGAAGGACACAGCAAAGAATTAATAAATGAATATTGGAAGGATAAACTGCAATAAAGGCCACTGAGCCTTTTTTATTTTTGCTGAATTAACACTATACAAATATAATGTTATTGTGCTATAATAGATTAAAGGATTATATAGGAGGTGCAGAGCGAATGATTAAAAAATATTATTGTTTGTGTGAAAATAGTATAACTATTCAAAATGAGTGCGAATTAAACACATTAAAAGAAGTGCAGGAATTTTTAACAGATTTAGGAAATTATACTTTAACTATTAATGATTTTGACAATTTAATCCAAATAGGGAAAATTGAAAAATACATTAATAATGAAAGATTTTTAATATTAGTAAAAGAATCTTAATTAAAGATAGAGCCGAAAGGCTTTTCTTTTTTGTCTATGAAAATAACACTTGACATTATTATATTTATAGTTTAATATATTAAGTGTCAGATAGCAAATACATATTTTTGAGGAGGGTTAATTTTATGAATAATAATATTTATTGGGGTTTAAGACCACAAGCAAAAGGCGAATATATAAATATTAATATTACTACAGGGATAATTAATTATTGTATTGCTTCAGGTAAAAATATGTGCGGAGTGGTTTATAATATACCATCTAGTATTAAATTATCTGAGTGTATAAAATCATATAGTAAATTGGAAAAAAGGATAAAAAATACAATAGATAAATTTGCAAAAGAATATCCAATAGAATTTAATAAATGTATCAATATGTAAAAATAATTGAATAAAATAACGATTTCATAATGATATATAAAGGAGGTTTATAATTTATGATATGTCAAAAATGTAAGCAGGAACATGGTAGAAGAGTACAATTTAAATCTAAAGAAGGATTGAATATTTGCTGGAAATGTTTTAGAGAAGAAATTTCTTCAAGTGATAAAAAACAAAGTAAAAATAGTTAAACAGGGGGTTTTAATCCCTGTTTTTCTTTATCTCCTTCTTGACAATCTATAAGAATAGTAATATAATTATACTCAGTTAAATACATATAAAACAGGAGCCTAAAAACTCCTGTTTTATTTTTGTCTAAGGTATTGCAATATTATTATTTTTATATTATAATAGGTATTAAGCAATACATAATAAATTAACTTTGAGGGAGGTTACGCAATGACAAGAGAAGAAATGTTAAATTACGTAAAAGAAACGGTAAAGGCTTTTTATGAAGCAGGTGGAACAATTGAAATTAATCAAGGTTTACCATATGTAGCAATTAAACAACCAAACGAAGAAGAATACTTTTTTCAGGGTGAAGAGGCTGAGAACTTATTAAATGAAGTTCCTGACGATATAAACGAGGAAGAATATATTATATGGATATCTCAAGGTTGGTAAAAATCCAACCTTTTCTTTTTGTCTAAGCATACTTATTTAAAATTAATCATTAAAAACAACAAAAAATATTTGACATTATAATTATATTATGTTATCATATATCTAAGGTTAACAACCTAAATCTTATTAATAATAAGGAGGGTCTTAATATGACCAATCAACCAAAAGTAAGTTTAGAAAATTTGCAAGTAAAGGTGCAATCTATGCTTGACGGCGAGAAAAAACGCCGTGAAGTAGCTATTCAATTCACCAATATTTTACACAACATTCTTATTGACGTTGCAGAAGATATTTGGGGTTCCGGTGAAAGCAATTATTTTGATGGAACTGCAACGGTGAAAATTAAAGACAAAGAGGGTAAGAATAAACCCACTGACTTTTATTTCCGATTTAATAAGCATATCACAGAACGCAAAGACGAGGACACAGGCTTTTATTTTTCTGTTGAATACCCACTTTGGGGAACTGCCGTAAAGGATTTAAAAGGTGCAGATTTTTGGAATGCTATTAGATGTGTTATTAACTGGATTCCTGTGTTAGTGGAGATTATTGATAACCGGAATAACAGCAGGGATCAATTGCTCAGTTTGGTTAATGTGGATCAATTGTAATATTATAGATGGAATTTATTATTAACTCTCAGAAATGGGAGTTAATTTTATTTTCTAAAATTAGATCCAAAGGAAAATTTCATGATCTTTTAAATTAGTACAGGTACAGAGTATAAAAATAATTTTCTTGACTTGTGAACAGAAGTAAATTATAATTATAAGCAAGCACATACATATAAATTAACGGGAGGTATCTTACTATGATAATGGAAGAATGGAGAATTTTTATAAAAGTAAGGGCAATTATGAAAAAAGTTGATCATCCTCTTATGGTGGAAGCATTTAATAAATTTTGGTTAGGTTTTCAAGATTTAAAAATTAAACCTTCTACATTAAACCAATCATTTACTGCTCAAGAATACCTTAGAAAAGTATTACCAGATATTAAAAAACAAGCTGAATCATGCTTGTATGCTGGATATAAACCCAATAAAGGAATATCAAAGCAACAGGAAATAGTAAATAAAAATAGTGGTAATATGATGGAAATTATATCAGTGTTGGAGCAGTATTAAACAGGGTATTTATTACTCTGTTTTTCTTTTAAACTTATAAAATAATATTGACAGTATGAATTTATTTTGATATACTAAATACATTAGATTATAAAAATAATTAATAACGAGGTGCTAAACAATGACTAACAATATTAAAATGGTTTTAAATCCAGAATTAAACGGAGTAGAATTATATTTTGATGCTAAACCAGTAAAACAGATTATTACCGATTTAAAGGCTAACGGTTTCCGTTTTTCAAGTTTTAAAACCTGCTGGTATGCGAAACAAAACGCCAAGACACTTAAACTTGCTCAGGAATTATCTGGTATTAATGCAGAACAGCAAACACCTTTGACAGAGGAAGTAGTTAATAATATTTCTGTTGATGCAGTAACAAAGCAACAAAATAAAAATAAAGTAATAACTACTATGTCATTGTGGAATTCTACTAGAATCGAAAAATTAGAAGTCAACGGAAAACAACCAGTTAAGGCTATAGCAGCAGAAGTCAGAAAATACGTTAAAGCACGTTTTCCACAGTGTAAATTTTCTGTGACTTCTGACTATAACAGTATTAGTTTTTATATTGTATCAAGTCCATATGAAAAAGAAAGTATTTACCTTAAAGCTATTGAGAAATATTGTACCAATTTGCTTCAAGCCTATAATTATACTACATACGGTAACAATAATAATTTTTACGGTGCTTATGCAAATATTAACTATGATTATATACAAACAGAACAGACTGAAACAGTTAAAGCTGATATTCTTGATTTTAACTCTAACCTTACCGAATTTGAAAAGCAAGAAGAAGAACGCAAGCAGGAAGAATTTAGATTGTGGGAATTAAAAAGGGAACAAGATATATTAGACGATCAGGAATACGCAAAGAAGGAAGCTGGACAGGTTAAGGTTATCTATAACAGTATTGACATTGTAGAACTTGCAGAAGATAAGCAATATTATGTAATTAATTCCCAAATGGCAAATTGTAATAAGAATAACACATTAGAACAGTATAAGGAAGAAGTTGCCAAAGGTGATTTTTACCTAAAGGACATTAAGATTACCAAAGAAATTCATTTTCAAAGTGAAGAATCATTATCTTATTTTTCCGATATGTTACTTAATGATTTTGATTTTTTAGAAGGTACTGGAGGAAGTTTTACCGAGGATGAAAGATTTACAAGTATAACAGATTACCATAATATGACAAAGGAAGAAAGAGAATCAATTGTTTTTAATCTTTACGGCGTAGCAGTATATTATAACAATAACCTACAATTCGTTGTGGATGCTCAAGGTCATTCTTATGCTCGTTACGTTGGACTTGTAGACGGTGCTAAAATACAAAAGAATGTTACCGTTAAGCAATTTATAGATTCTGCAAAGATAGAGGAGTTAAAGCAATCTGCTGAAGCACTAATAAACTTTTCAACTGAAGCAATAACCTGTGATAATAACATTGATGATACATGGGATAAAGAAAACTTTTCAGAGTATAAAAACAGAATGAAACAGATTTTCAAAAAGAATTGTTTTAAATTAACTAAGGAAGTTATTCAGCAAATACCAGAAGAACACGAAAAGTTAAAAGTTGCCATGTATCGACTATTAACAGAGGTTGACGGAATACAAGAACAATTTAAAACAGCAGACTTGAAACAAGGACAAAAGGTAACATTATTTTATATATCAGATTGGGGTAGTATCGTAACGTCAAGAGTGACATTTGACAAGGTAGAATATACAAAATATGCTCAGTATGACAAGGCCGTTAAGGTAATATTTAAACCTGAGAAAAAACGGTCACTATATTCAAATCATTTTTACAGTACATTGCTAGTATATAATGGATGGTTAACTTTACCGGAAGAAGTTTTACATACTGTAGAGCAAACCGGAACAGGTGTAACGATAACTAGAACTAAATATTTAAGCTGTGATAAGAAGCAGTATGATGAGATATTAAATCATTTTGCAATTAGTGGAGTTAAACCGATTATTAACACTTATAAACCCGTATTTTAGGATTATATATAGCAGTTTAAAAGGGTAACTGCTATATCAAAAACCCTATAAAATTATGTTTGGAAGGTGATTTTATGAGAAGTTATGAAGATTTTTTAAAAATTGAATGTAAGGTTATGAATTATAAGAATATTACAAAAGAATTATTTGAGGCAAGAGAAAATTATTGTTATGGTACAGGTTTAAGAAAATGTAAAAAATGTATGATTAATTATAAATATTATTCAAAGGGTATGTCATGCAATGATGCGTTAAATAAATACCCTTGTGAATGTATGGAATATTTTAGAAGTATTGTATAACAGATCATGCTTAATAGATGGTCTGGTTTTATTGTGTCTAAATATATAATTAAGTTAAGGAGGTGACTTATAAAATTGCTACAATAAATAGTTTAAATAAAAAAGTAAAAATAATATTAAAGGAGGAAAATTATGTTTAATAACGTAAAGGAATTTTACCCAACACCTAGAAGTATAATTAATAAAATGCTATATAGTATTGATTTTAAATTAATCAATTCAGTATTAGAGCCATCAGCAGGTAAAGGTGATATAGTTAACGAGGTAATAGAAAAATTAAAATATGCACATAGTTACTACTATAACAAATCGGCAGTATGGGACATTGACACAATTGAGATTGATGAGAATTTACAACACGTTTTAAAAGGGAAGGGTTATAGAACAGTACATAATGATTTTCTGACTTATAATAGTTTCAAGAGATACGATCTAATTATTATGAATCCTCCCTTCAGCACAGGAGATAAACACCTTTTAAAAGCATTAGAGATGCAAGAATCAGGTGGTCAAATAGTTTGCTTGTTAAATGCTGAAACTTTGAGAAATCCATATAACAACACTAGAAAGGATTTAATAAGAAAATTAGAGGATTATAATGCAGAAATTGAGTATATACAAAATGCTTTTATAGATGCAGAACATAAAACAGGGGTAGAAATTGCATTAATAAAAATAGACATTCCTAAATTAGACAATAACAGCATCATACTTGACGAACTGAGAAAACAAGAACAGCACAGAGAAGAAATACCTTATAGCAATGGTCAAGTTATTAATGCTGATTTTATTAATGGAATAATAGAACAGTATAACTTTGAGATTAAGGCGGGATTAAAGTTAATTGCTGAATATGAAGCATTAAAACCACTTATGTTAAATAGTTTTAAAGGTGATGGTAATAATCCTATATTATCTTTAGAACTAACCTATGAAGATAAAGACGGTAATTGCTCTAAAGAAAATTCATATATCAAACAAATTCGCATGAAGTATTGGAAAGCATTGTTTACCTCCGAACAATTTATGGGACTTTTTACTTCAAATTTAAAGGAGAAGTATATCTCTAAGATTAATGAATTAAGAGATTATGACTTCTCTATGTATAACATTTACACTATTAAAATTCAACTTAACGAAGAGATGATCCAGGGTGTTGAAGATACAATATTGAAGCTATTTGAAGATTTTAGTCATAAATACCATTGGCATCCCGAAACAGGTAATAATATTCATTATTACAATGGGTGGAAGACTAATCAAGCATTTAAGATTAATAAAAAGGTGATTATTCCTTTAAGTGGATTTAATTCTTATGGTGGAAGGTATAGTCCAACAGATTATAAGGTAACAGATAAGTTAAGTGACATCGAGAAAGTATTTAATTATCTTGATCAAGGATTAACTAAGGAGAATGATTTAAAAGCAGCTTTAAATTTTGCTGAAAATTATGGAGACACAAAGAAAATTCAGCTTAAATATTTTATGGTTACTTTCTATAAAAAAGGCACTTGTCATATAGAATTTACTAATTTAGATTTATTACATAAATTCAATTTGTACGGCTCGCAACGTAAAAGCTGGCTTCCTCCTTCATATGGAAAAGAAAAGTATGAGGATATGACACAGGAAGAAAAACAGGTTGTAAATGAATTTGAGGGTGAACAAAGTTATAAAAAAGTTATGCTTAAGAAGGATTATTATATCGTTGAAACATCTAAATTGTTAATGTTAGCCTAAATATGATAAAATATAAATCAAGGGTAAAATAATATCCCTTGATTTTGTTTGTCTTTTATGAAAATAACCATTTGACTCCATAACAGCACCCATATATTGACACTAGACATAAATTAACAATATTCCATATATTCCCATAACAGCCAGTATATGTACAAACTTACTAAATATTAACATAAATGTATATGACTGTATAACAGCGAAGGTATGAGCAAGTTTAAGTAAATTAAAGTTTATAATAATTAAGAAATTAGTATTGACAAAACAATTGACGTATGGTATAGTAAGTACATGGAAATTAATTATTTTAATATTCTATTGGGAGGTAACAAATACTATGCTAAACTTTAACACTATCACTACAATAGACGAATCCACTAAAAAACAATTATCATTATTTTTTAGAAAGAAAGATTCAGAATTTTTTAAAGGACAATGGCAATTAGAAAAGGAAGGTGATTACTCTTATAGAAGTACAGAATATGTTGTTAATCTTACAAATGGTAAGAAATTATCAATTGTATTTAATAAAAGTACGATATACAAAAATGTACCCAAAAGTCGTTTAAGAGATACAAAGAAAACTAAATATCAAGTATGGATTGAAATTAGTTTAGTTAATGATATCATAGTACATAGCAATATGGAATATATGTATAAGTCAGCTACAGGTGAGAGTAAGGAGAGTAATGAAAAAATTGAAATGCAGGAACATAAAATTAAGGAGTTTGCCAGTAGAGTTTTAGGAATTGAAAATATTAATTGGAATTATTAGATAATTATAATTATTATAACTTCGGTTTATAGTCATCCGTTAAAATTATAAAATAATATAAAAAGGAGAGAATAAATATGAGCTATGGAGATATTAAAAAGAAATTAGTATTAAGAAGTTTACGTGACATACTTGATGGATTAAATAAATCAGAAAGTTGTGATGATAAAGATATGCAGGTATTTAATCAATTAAAACATGCTGTGATAGTTGCTATTGAGAAAGTAGATACTATTAAAACTTATTAAATGTGATATAATATTAATTAAATATACTTTTAATAAAATAAGGTTTTTAAAACGATATCAAGGAAAGGGGATACAATAATGATTAAAACACTTATACAAGTAAAAGGATATATGAAAAGTAAAGAAGATTATTTCAAAGAATTTAAATCAATAAAAGATATTGAAGAATTTGGACGGATTCATCCCAATTATATGATTGCTATTTATATTAAATAATTTGTAAAAGTCAACTAATTATCTTGACATTTATATTATTGTTCTGTATAATTAATATAATAAGAATTTAAATAAAGGAGGACTACATAATGATACCAAAAAGTATATTAGATTACGCCAAGGGAGTATCACAATTAAAGAAAGATACAGAAATTGATTTATTAAGTTTTGATTGGAGTGAACCAATGCTAGAGACTGAAAATGGTTGTATATATTTCCTAACTTGGGATAAAGAGAAAAAGGAATATACAGTTAATCCAGAAGCAAGACAAGATGAAAATTGTGAGGAAATAATTAGAAAAAGAATGAAAAAGGAGGAATAAACCAAATGAAAGCAAAGTATATAACAATTCCACTATTGAAAGAATTTAACAAAAAATCTTACAACCGTAAACTTGAAAATAAATTTATTAACAGTTTACCTAATGATTTATTAATGCCACTTCATACTCATATGATAGCAAATGAAGATTCTGTAAGATGTAAATTTGTTTATAATGAAAAAGGTAATACATTTACTTTGGATATACCAATTAAGAAATTCAATGAACTTCCATATGTTGAGCGTGATTAACCTTTAGTATTAACTTAGTGGAATGGGCAACCACAAAAAGTTAATATTATTAAAATACTAAAATCCATTAGATAAGTATTCCATGTATATCTCCTAAGTTTGTTATCTCTGTCCATTTGATAAGTTATAAGTGGGCAGAGGTGATTTAATTAATGGAGAGGAAAAATTAATTATAAAATTGTGAGAGAATAGAAGGGAGATAAAATTATGAAAATTGGTAATATAGTAAGAACAAAAAAAACTGGAGCATTATTTGTTATATCAGATAAACAGGGTAGAGGAATGATTGATTTAAACTATGTAAGAGCATATCAATATAATTACAATGTAATTGACAGTTATGATAAAATCTTACGAATTATAAATCTATCTATTGATTCTATAAATCCAGTTAATAAATTGAATTTTATAGCTGAATTATTGGTTATGTATAATTGTGGTATTAATCATCAAGTGTATGAAGTATAATGTGATAAAATGTCAGTTTGGTTCAAATATTGAGTGCTACAAACCCTTATAAATCAATGGTTTGTGAGATCGGACATTTTGAAAATTTGATTAAAATTAGTGATTGCATTTATTTTTGTATTGTGTTATGATAAATTATTAGATAAAAATTAATAAGATTAACAATTCATTAAATACATAATTAAATTAAAGGAGTGTGTAATTATTATGATTAAAAAAATAGAAAGAATTGCTCAAGTAGAAATACAAGGAACTTCTCATCATAGCGGAAATTATTTGCTTTACTCTGAAAGTTTTTATATTTCGTTGGATAAGACATACGTTGCTAAGAAAAAATACCATGTATTACCTGTTTTAACATACGTCAGACATGAAGATTCTGATTTTGCCGAAAACAAAAGAACTGTAATAAATTTCTCTATTTGCTATAACGACTCACATTCTTCTTATATTCTTGATATTATTAGGAATCAGGAATATATAGAGAATGAAGAAATTAACAAGGAAGAAGCAAATATTATTGTTTCTGTAATAGAAAATTATCAATAAGTTTTAATTTATTAAGATAAAATTGAGGAGGAATACATAATGAAAAATATTTTTAGTTTTGACTGTGAAACAAATGGATTATACGGTGAATGTTTTGCTGTTGGGGCAATTGTATTAAATAATCTAGGATTGATTATTGATAAATTTTCAGGTATTGCTCAAATTGAAGACGTTGACAATGATTGGGTAATACAAAATGTTATACCTGCTCTTGATGGATTACAAAAATATCCTACACGCAAACAAATGAGAAATGCATTTTGGGGTTTCTGGATGAAACATAAAGATTCTTGTATGTGTATTGCTGATTTTGGTGTACCAGTTGAATCTGGATTTTTCAAACAATGTGTTCTTGATGATTTAGATAATCGTCAATGGAATGCACCATATCCTTTGCATGAAGTAGAAACTTTGTTAATTTCAAAAGGTATTGAATCTGATACTAGCCGGATTAAATACTCAGAAGTTAATTATGATGCAGTAAAACAACATAATCCGATTGATGATGCTTATGTGTCTGGATTATGTTGGATTAAAGCAATGAAGGTGAAATAAATGGATTGGAAAGATATTATTTTAAATACTCCAAATAGTGGGTATATATGGTTTTGTAGCAATAAGTCAGATAAATTTTATGGTGTGCCTTATGATTTTTTAATGCATCACAAATTAATACCAATATGTATATCTAATCCTTATAAATATAATGATGTATATGGTTATATCCCATATACCGATTTGGAACATTATGAAGAATTAAAATATAAACTAGAACAACGTAGCAATGAAGAATTTCGGAGATTACACAAAGAATACAATCAACAAGTTTTTGGAACACAACAAAAACCATCGAAAATTAAGAAAGATTGTTTTAATATTATTAAATATGTTGCTGTGGGGTTTTGCGGTATTGTATTAATACGTTGTATTATTGGTTTATTATTAAAATGAAAGAACGGAATTATTAAATTTAAGGAGTGATCAATATATTTATAGTAGAATTGCGTTCAGGTGGTAGTTTATTTTACAAATTCAATGTTCATCTTGAAGCACAAGAATTTTTACGTAAAAACTATATGAATAATAGTATACTGTTTGAAGTTGTTGAATTTAAATATCATAATAACACTTATTATCATACAATCAATAATGATGGTAATACTCAATCAATATTACATGATGATTTTAGTTTTATTTGCAAATATGATAAAAGTATTATGACAGTATGTGAAGCACTTGAGGACTATTTAAATAATTGGGTAGTACCGTATTAGAATTCTAATTAATAAAGGAGGTAAAACTAATGAAAGAATTTTGGACTACTGGCATAACTGTTAAATGCGGTATTAAAGATCAAAATAAAGTTATTGGTTGGTCCGCTGAGTGTAAATGGTATAGTAGAAAATTTATGGAAAATGGATGTATAGAGGGAGAAATAGGAACTAGATATTATGAACCTACTATCACTGAAGCTATTGATTATATATTAGAATGTTTGAAAATATTTGGGATTAAACTTTGTAATGAAATTGAAGAAATGAAGGAAATGGGATTTGTTTTATATAGTAATGAAGAAAGAAATTATTATCCTAAAGAAGTATTACAAATGATTAAAGATGAAGCAGAACGCAGAGATTGGAAGCATTATATTGAATTGTGATTAATTAACAAATTTATCCATTTATTATCAGGTAAAAATATTTTTACAAAACTCTTGACTATCTTTACTGCTTGGTATATACTAATTATATTAAGAATATAGCAAATAGTAAATATCAAGCAGTAAGTAGTCAAAAAAGACAGGTGACAAAATGAAAGTAGCAGATTATATCCTGGAAGTTTTAAATTCTCAGGAAAGGCAAAAAAGTTGGTTGGCTGATAAAACTAATATTTCAAAACAGGCGATTAATTACAAGTTTAAGAACAATAGTTTTACGGCAGAGGAATTATTGAGTGTATCTGAAGTGCTAAATATTAATTTGGAAGAATTAAAAGTAAAATGTAGGAGGAATAATTAAATGGATTATAAGAAAATGTATTGTGGAGAAACAGAATTAGATATATTAGTAAGACAAAAAACTCAGGATGGTTGGAAGATGTTTGCTCATGAACATCCTAAAGATAATACTTTAATAGATATTATCTTGATTGATGGTACAGAAATAAAAAATGTATTGTTTCAACAAAAACATCTATATAAAGATGAAAAAGTAATAGGTACGTGTGCTATATCTCGTTTTTGGAAATAAAACAATTTAATATAAAAAGGAGATGACTAATAATGAAAGTACATTGCTCGCTTACTTGTAAAAACAATACCAATGGTCTATGTTCCCTAGACAAAATAACTATCAATATTGATGGTTGTCTATGTTGGGAAGAAGAAATTTTAACTATTGGTAAGTATGAAAATAATATATTTACATGGAATCCAGATTATGACCATGATATTTTAGATAATCCTGATTTTGCTGAATCATTAGATGAAAATTTTATTCACGATGAGACAGGATTATATTTTCTAGGCACTGAGCAAGAATACCAGGAAGCAATAGAGAAAACAATTAAAAATTGGGAAGGTTAATTCCTTCCTTAAGTCTTCTGAATGAGGATTTAATGAATGGATTAACTTATAAAATTATAAGGAGTGTGTTATAATGATAATAGATTTAAATGAAATTTGTGATTGTGGAGCAGAATTGGTATTTGATAGTAGTATTGACAATCATATTATTGAAGACCTAATTGATGATAAACTTTATAAAGCTATCTGTCCAAATTGTGGTGTATACTGGCAGTTTAGAGAATCAGATGTTATTGTTAAAAAGTTTTATGTATGGGGTTCTGGTATTGCCGAGTCTAAGTTAATCCGTTCTGGCGAATCAACTGAAGAAGCAGAAGAATATGCTATTTCTAAGGGTATGAAATTTGATAACCCTGAGGATTGGGCAGTAGAAATTGAAGCAACAGGAAGTGAAATAGATATGGCAACACGGTTTGAGCAGAATGTATTAGGATATCGGGAGGTAGAGTGATACGGTCAAATGTACTTGTGGTAAATGTAAAACTTGTCGAAATCGTGAATGGGCGAAACGTGCTAGAGAAAAAGCATTATTACAAGGTTTATGTGTTAATTGCAAAATTAATCCTGTACGAGAAGGTAAGAAAACTTGTCAAGAATGTTGCGATGCAGCGGTAAAAAGACACAAAGAAAGACAGAAAAAAGTAAATAATCTGTGTCACACTTGTTTAAAACGTCCATCAATGGAAGGAAAACATACTTGTTCTCATTGTTATGAAAGTAGTAAAAAATGGTTTAATAAAAATTGTATTGATGGAAGATATAAGAGATATGCAGACACTTATAAAAAACATCAACGCATATCATATGAGAAAAGAAAAATGTTAAAATTATACACACGTTTATTAAAAGTATTTTATTATATATTGGAAAAGGAGGATTATAAAAATGAAAAACTTTCAAATTTGGGAATCTGACTTTAACCAACAATCTGATCGTGGTGGTATGTTGATACCAGAATCAGAAATATCACAGATGGTAGATTTATCTAATATCTCAATTTGCAGTATTGCTGATTTATCTGTTACTGAGATTGATAAATTAAATGAAAAATTAAAATTATGGAATCCATTACATGACGAAGAAGATTTGAGAATGTTTTTAGCAGATGAAGGTTTTACTTTCGGAAGTATCGACTTCCTCAGTGATTCGGTATCACCGCAAGAAATAGTTTGCTTTGATTTTCATAATAAATCTTTTGATGATTTGAATTTATTTGAAACTACTTCTTGGTATCAATGGTCAGACGGAAGTAACTTGAAAGAAGAATGGGCAGGAGAAGATGCAGTAATTGTAAAAGTATCAGTGGAAGATGAAAAATACCTTAATTTAGATGAATGGGATGGTAACGATTGGTGTACTGGTGGTAAAAAGTTTTATCATGAAACAGTATATAAAGTAATTGAATTAGATGGTAGCAAGGTAAATAATATGTATTTATTATGTGAATGGTCACAGTGGCAAGGTGATCATGAAACTGCTAAAATATTAACGCAGGATGAATTAGATACACACTTAGAAGAGATTGGTTATAAAATTGATTAATTTAGTATGCTATTATTCTGCTCATTTGATATGATATAAGTGAGTAGAGGTGGTAAGATTGAATTGATAAAATCCAATTTAAAGGAGATATAAAATGTTAAAATTATTCCTTATTATATCATTTGTTATATTGTTGTCGTGTTTGACTGTATACTATCGAATGAAGAATAAATAATATCAACACGAAAGAAAACTTTTATTAAAAGTGGGAGGAGTTTTAAAATGGATATAAAAATTGGAGATATATGTATGTATGATTTTAAAAATGATGTTGATGGTTTTGTAGGTATTAGACCATGTATTATAGTAGAAATAAAAGATGATAATTATACTGTCATAAAATTAACCACTAATAAAAATATGCTTAAGACTCGAAATATTAAAGTTAAAAAAGGTATCGAAACAGGACTAAAACAAGATGCAGGATTAGTAAATTATTTAAGTGTTATTAATTCAAAATTAATTATATCAAAGATTGGTCGTTTCAATTTATATGATTCTCATAAATTAAACTGAATAAAATTTCTTTTGTGTTGAAATGGAGTAATAAATAAAAAGGAGAGATAAACATGAATATAAAAGATTGTATTACTTGTGAATACGCACACAGAGACAAGCATAATAGATTTATTGATCCATGTTTAGGATATAGCAATTGTTCTTACTCTGAATTTGAAGGAGAAATTAAACCTACTCTTAGAGAATGTATTGATAATCTTAATAAGAATATAGTCAATAATAATACAAATGAAGAATATAGAAAAGGATTTAGGGATGCACTTGTATTTATTAAAAATTGGGATGATACTGAGTAAATAATACTTTACAATTATATTGTGATTGTGTTATACTGTTTATAGTAAATTAATTAAAAAATACATAAATTGAGAGGAGATTTAAAAATGGAAAAGGCAAATATAAAGTATGAAGTTTATTTTTGTAGTTGTGGAAGGGTTCATTTTATTAACACAGAAAAATTAAATAAAGCTATTGAAAATGAAAAACAATTATTAGTAGTATGTAATAATTGTGGTAATTCTTTTGTTGAAGGTGCAGATAAACAAGATTATGACGGTGAAGAAGGATATATGATGTATTCATACAGTAAAAGGGATACTGAAATTAACGATACATCAAAGATTGACAGTATTATTTTTACTTCAGGTGAACATATAAGAATGATGACAGGTGGAGAAGCCACGTTTTACGGTAATGGTACATTTATAGACTGGGAAACAAAGAAACCTGATAATGTGACAGATGAAGAATGGAAAACAATGAGAGAGAATGTTAATGTTGAACGTACAATTAACTGGATTAGAGATGATAATAAACTTAGTCATATGAGTAATTATGTCACTGGCATTAATTGGAAAGGTACTAAGTTTGAAAATAAATGGAGTTAATTAAAACATGATAAATGATCGGTTTTGTTATGTTGATGCTTGACATAGAAACAAAAGTATAATATAATTAAAGAAATACATAAAAGGAGCGTGTTTTTATAATGACACAAGAAATTAATAGAATTAAGTTTATCAATATTGAA